TAATTGAGTAATACTAACTGTTGTTGTATCAAGTGGAATGTTACCAGTGCTACCGGCATTAGTAACTGTAAACAAAGCATTTGCTCCGCTTAGGTCGCCAACAGTGATTATTGATCCTGGGAATATTGAGCTTGTATAAGTATCGCCAGTTACCAATCCTGTTTTTCCAGCATTAGTTGTTACTGTGTCAATACAATAAGTCACTGACCAAGTTGCTTGGATACCATCAGCAATTTGTGGAGCTGGTACTGCCAAACCTAGTACAGGCACATTTGGACTTACGTTGTTTGATAACCATGAACCACGGTTTGTAATGTTGAAACTGGAGATGCTCTTACCACCAATTTCTGCGCTGGTATTAGACAAAGTAGCACCTGATGCGAATGTTCCATCAGATCCGACGTTACGATTACCAAAATATTTCTTATTTAGAGGACGTCCCATTTTATTTTCTCCTTATGAAAACACGGCGTTCTAGGCCGTACGCGGTTGGATTTCCGCATAAAATCCACCCTATGTGGATCGTACTATGTATTTATGCGTAGGTGATTCTTAAAGCTACTTGGTCAACATAAGCTAAGTCTCTATGAGGAATTATCGGATTACTTTGAAAACTAATAACAATTCCAAACGTTGAACTAGATATTTCTGTGCTAGTCCAAGTATCGCCCCATAAATCTGTACTACTACCGTATACATTGAAATCACCGACTGGGTGTAGCGGAGTAGTAAAATCTCCAGTATTCATATCTGTTTGAACAGAATTAATTTCGCTTGCGCGATTTTCCCCTGCAAGTGTCAAACCGTCTTTAGTTAATTGAATTATTAAGTCTTGTATACGTCCGGCACGTTGTATGTTTAATTGAAATTCTATGCCTAATATTGCAGAATTAACATTGGGAATATTAAAACCAGTACACCATAATGCATTAGTTTTACTACGAAATTTTTCCATCCATAATCCGCTAATACAATATAAAGGTTGTTGCGATACAGCATAGCTATCTTTACTAATAACTAGTTCGCTGTGTGTCCAAGGAATACTAGGACGTCCAGTAGCTTCTTCAACAGAACTTATTTGTTGTATACTAGTCGGAGAATAAAATATAGTTGTAGGCATCATATATTTACCCAAACAAAAAGGACCCGAAGGTCCTTTTTATTTTTACTAATAAACTGTTTAGGTTTGAATTAGCTGAACTTGACGTTACCGTTAGTAATAGCAACTAGACCTAGATAGTCAGCTGCGTTACCTAGAGAAGAAGCTGTATTTGACAACTCAACATAACCATAACGTGTCATGAATGATACGACTGGTTCAAATGTTGATGGATCCAATACAACACCACTGCTCATCAATGGAATATATGGGCAATAGAAAGCAGGAGCATCGCTCTCGCTTGAGCCTTTGTATCCAATTAGAACTGGAGCATTGTCATATGAATAGCTGTTAACATAAATCTTCATAGCACCGTTCAATGTACCAACGAATTTTGTATTTGTTGGAGCTTCAAATGTACCTTCTGTTGTACGTGCAAATGCTGAAGTTGTAGCAGACTGAAGGATAGTCAATGTGAATGGACTAACAACAGCGTAGTTACCAGCACCACGACGTGTACGTTGAGCGATCAAGTTGCTTACGCGATTGATCTGAACAGCTAAAGCGGCATGCTCATCACCAACGAATGTAGCTGTACCGCTAACGGCAGCTTGGTCATAAGTTTGTGTAGCTGTACCAGCTAATGAAGTCAACGAAGCGATAATTTCTTGGTCGATTTCAGCTGTGATTTCTTGAGCTAAAGCAGCCATAACTTCAGCTTCAACGTCGATACCTTGTTGAGCTTGAGCGTCTTGAGCAGCTTCAAATGTCCAGCGAGCAGACAATTTACGTGTCTTAGCTTCAACTGTTTGTTTCAAGATTTGAATGCTCATTCTGTTACCAGCTTGACCTTCTAAAGAAGCTGTAGTAGCTGCTTTAGCAACTGCGTCTTGTTGGTTACCAGAGTAAGCAGCCGCAATCTTGAATGGGCTTAGTGCCTCTTCACCAGCTAGTACATTAGCACCGCTTGATGAGTCTGCATAACGCACACGCAATGTGTGAATTTGGCCGACTGGGCCAGTCATTGGTTGTACACCAACCAACTCGTTAGCGATAACGGTTGGCATAACACGACGGATTACTGGAAGAATCACGCGGTTTAAAGTTGCAACGTTGCCAGCAGAAGTAGCACCAGCAGTTGGAGATTCCATCAAATACTTGCGAGTATTCTCAAGGGTCACACCCATTACTGATTTTTTAGTGCCTTGTAAGCCTTCTAATAGGGCTTCTTTTGTTTCTGCCCAACGTCCATTAAGTAGTTCTGACATTTAAATTCTCCTTAAATTTTTAGTCCTGCGAGCTTTCTGATATCGATAATATTCGAATCCATCTCGCTGCTACGTGGGTTGTTGGAAATTTTATTTCCGGTTATTTCTTTAGCCTCTACTAGTGCCTGTTTCTTCTGCGGAGCTTTGCCAGCTATTACGGCTGGAAGATACTTGTCAAAACTTTCGTTCAACTTAGTAGTCTTTACGCTCTCCATTAATTCGCTCATGATTTCACGTTGTTCACTGTTAAGTGGACTTAGTAATTGACTCATGATTTCTTTTCTTTCTTGACTCTCTTTAAGAGTACGGATTTCAGATTCTTTACTTTCTAGGATTTGTTCAGCTTTGACAACAGCTTGCGCTGCTTCCTTCATTGCCAAATCTTTCAAGTCTATGACCTTGAGTAATTTTGCTGTTTCCGATTTTTCATTTAGGTAGCTGGTCGAGTATTCAGCAGCAAAAGCTTCGAATAACTTACGACCAAAATCTGCACGACGAGCTGCTTCGATGTCTTCTTTCAGTGCATGGATTTCAGAATTTAAATTCTGAGTCACAACTGATTCAACCATCTTAGCAGCACGAGTTACAAACTCTTGTTTTACCTTCTTGATTTCATTGCGACCTTCACGAACTAGGCGTACCTTAGTTTCTGCTAGGTCTTGTTTGTCCTTGAAGAACTCTGTAATTTCTTGAGCTAGAGCCTCAACTACGAATTGTTCCAACTTTCCGAACTTGCTTGCCATTACAACTTGATCTTCGTGTAATTCACGGACTTCAGTAGCTAACTGACGTGTAACAAATTCCTTCATTACTTCAGCTGTCTTCTTCTTTTCCTTGGCTAGCTTAACTTTCATTTCAGCTAACTGACGACGGTCATCGGCAAACTCAACAATTTCAGAAGAAAGTTGCTCGCTGATCATGCGATCAACAGCTTCAATCATTGTGTTTTTGTCGTGTTCGTATTTTTGTGCGAATTCTTCGCGTAGTTGTTCAGCAACTTGTTCACGGGCTTCATTTATTTTTGAATCCCAAGCTGCTTGAATTGACTCTTGGATCTCTTCAGAAATCACATTGCTTTCAAATAACGATTTTAGCGCATCCAACATGTGATTCTCCTTGTTATTGGAGTTTGCTTATTATATTCAATAAGCTCTCTTTGAGATATTTCTGTGCTTTAGGATCGCCCTTCACCTCTTGCGCTATACGCAAGGCATTGAATCCACCGCGATTATTCATCAAGTGTTCATAAATTGGTGTAGGATACGCTCCAGGAGCACTAGGTTGAGCTACCATATCTACTGTGATAATCTCAAAATCCGATACTTCACCGGAACCGTTATCACTAACGTTCCCGGATCCGCGACTTGAAACACCTAACTTGACTCCGCTTTCCAGCATTGTCTTGATTAGTTGTCCCATTGGTGTTGGAAGTATTTTCAACTTCCCGTAACCGTTAGGACCGTCCATCCACATATTAACTATCATGTGACTCACACGGTCCAGGTTAATTTTTAGATCATCTGGATGATCCACTTCTCCGAGAACTGAATAACCGTTCTGAATCTGATCGTTAAGGGTCTTAACAGCCTTGCCAATCTCATTAACAGGGTAAACACGCTGGTTAGCGTTACGTATACCGCCCTGGATGCAAATCCCGGACATGTACAAGTTCTTACCGTCTTTGTCATCAGATTCAACGATCATTTTTGCTTCGTTGAAACTGAGATTCTCTCGGAGGTATAACATATATTATATGTTCTCTTTATTAATTAACGAATTCTTCCGCCAATCGTTGACTTTTTATTGTCAGCTGATTCGCCTTTGCCTTTGCTTTCTGGACCATGACCAGGTTCTTTCTTCTTGAACGCTGTCTTGCCTGCATTAGCGCCTGGCTTATTGATGTTTCCACCGTCTTGTAGTGTTGTACTTGGCTTCAATAATCCGCCTTGTGTTCCACCAGTTGTTGTGCTGAAGTTTTTAGCAATATTAGCAGTTGTGCCGCCCATATCGTTCTTCATGTTGTCAATAACTGATTTTGTATTTTGACCATTGTCGCCATGTTTTGGTAGTGCAACTTTGTTTACATATTCCATCATATGTGCTACTTCATCTTGTTCTGCATCCATGCCACCAAATGCTGGATCATCAATACCGTCATGATGCTCTGGCTCATGCTCTTCATCAGCCATTAGTTGTTCAAATTCTGCTTTTAGGTCTTCTAAAGCGTCTTCTAGATCCATAACACGATCTTCGATATCGCCACCTTCGGCATCGCCTTCCTCGTCACCGCCGAAGTCTGGCTCTTCTTCGCCATCGTCTTCACCGCCGAAGTCTGGCTCTTCTTCGCCATCGTCTTCACCGTCGTCTTCTGGCTCGTCTTCGCCTTTTTCTTCTTCGGCACCTTCTTCTTCCATGTCTTCTTCCATAGAATCATCTTCTTCTTCCATGTTTTCAGATTGGTGTCCGCCTAGGCCAGCGTGTTTGTTAGCTTCTTCTGGGCTGAAGTCTTCTGCTAATAATTCTTCGTAAATTTCACGTGATTTTCCAACAACGATGTTGTGGAATATTTCTTTTGCTTGCTCATGATCTTCATTGATCAAAGCTTCAAGCATTGCTTCAAATTGAGCGCGGTCAGTCATGTTTGGTTCTCCTGTGATTGTGGTTACAAGGCTGTATTATATTTACACTTTTGTTAAAAAAGTGTATAGATAAGGTGTGAAAACGGCCGTTTTTTGGCCGTTTTCAATTATTGTGCTGGTGCAGCTGGTGGAGCTGCATACATTGAATGTATAAATTCTAGTTCGCTTTCCTGTTCCAGGATGTGGGCTTCACTACTTTTACGTAGTTCATTTAGTTGTCTTAGTGTTAATCTTGTTTTACGTGTATCATCTCTATGCAACTGAGTCTGATCGCGTCTAGGCTCATAGCGCAAATCATTGGCTACATGCCTTGTGTCTGGATCAATATAAAACAACTCTCTTAAAATCATATTGTATTTATGCGGCAGGCGGTGGAGTAGCGGCCCCAGGTTGTGTTGCAGCTCCAGGATTAGGAGCTCCTTGTTCTTCGCCAGTGTCTGTTATATCTTCTGGAGCTGTCATGTCACCAGCAGCACCCATGTCTCCTTCTATTCCGCTAGCAGACAAGCCTGCACTACGTAATTCTCCAGCGGCATCGGTAGTAGTTGGCTGTCCTTTTCCATTTTCTTCTGCCCATAGACGTTCGTTTTCTGCTACTTCCTCGTCTGTTAGTGCAAGGAAACGTTTAAGAGCAAAGCGTTTACTCATAAATGGAACGGCTTGAATGGTATTAAATGTATTAATCCGTTCAGTGTCAATAGCTGCTTGACGTGAACTTGCAAAGTTCATAGGAGGATTAAAGTTTAGTTCAAATAAATCTGGATCAATATTCAATCCACGAGCATTTAAAAACAATTTAAACTCGCTATCAAACACTGCTGTTAGTAAACTTTGAAGTCTTTCACAGTATTTGTTAAAACGTAACTCTTGAATGTACGCTGTTCCTACACGACCATCATTGAAATTGCTCTGTGAATCATCCGCACCAGTAGGCAAATAGCTACTTGGAATACGTAATCCACGGAATAACTTGTTAGTAAAGTACTTCAAGTCATCAATTTCGCCAATATTCTTACCGCCTTCTAGCATTGTGACGTCTGATCCTTTGCCGTCTGCTGTTTTAGGGAAGAAATAATCTTCGTTAATGCTCAGAGGGTTGTATGCAGAGTCTATGACGTTCTGTCCGCCTCCTGTTTGTGACGGAATACGGCGTTGATGTATTTCGTTTTTAACACGTTCTACGAATGCCATGGCTAAGTGACTAGGCATATTACCCACGTCGATATGGAATACACGACGTTCTGGAGCACGTTGTATACGATAAATCAAGATTGCATCTTCTAATAGTTCTTTTTGTTTGTAAACTTTAAAGATATTTTCTAATAAACTATTGCCAAATGGAAAATTTTGATCTAAACCTTCTGACAAACTCAAATGAACCATATGCTTATTATCGATGGCATTTTCCTTTTGATTCATTCCAAAGCGTCCGCCTACGTTACCTCCACTAGTTCCGCTACTACTACCACCGCCTGATTGCCCTAAATAACCGCTTGCAGGCAATGGACCACCGCCAGTTTGACGTGGATTTACTGTAGGAGTAATCATTGTAGCAATTAAATTTTCAAAATTAGGTGCTAGATCTTTAACAATATACTGTTCAGGTTTCTTACCTTCACTTTCATTAACAATAACTTTGATAATTTGACTAGGATCTAAGTAACTCCACTTTTGATTTTCAGGATCTCTAATAAAGAAACTATCTCCATACTTAAAAGTATTGCGAACAATACGAAAAATACGTACATCAAAGTTTTGCAACTTGTTCCATTGTTGTAGATATTCACTTAAAACACGAACTTCTACATTAGTTCCTTTATTGCGCCACTTGACCGCAAATGGACTCTTTGAATCTTTTAGTTTTTGTGTGCAGAATTCAGCTAGAATGTCTAGAGCAGCGTTAACTTCTGGATCACTATCCATAACTTCGTACTGTTGATAACGCTCAATACGATTTGGACTACCAGAATATACATCCGGCAAGTAGCTAGAATAGTTACTTCTTGCCGGACCAGGACGATTGCCGTTGTTTTGGCCGCTGATAGGGCCTAACAATTCACCATTTACAGGTACGGGCGTAAAATACTTTTTCCAACTCATCTAATTTATATCCTTTTAAGCAAACTTATTGCCACTTAAACTTTTAGTTGCCTTAACTTGTTGTTGTGCTGCTGTGGCTGTTTGTTGACTATAACTAAGAAGGCTTGTCATACTCTTATTTAAGTGTTCTAGACTGGCATGTAGATCTTTCATGGTAACTTCTGCAACTGTTCCTGTAGCTGGTTTTTCTTCTTTTTTTGCTTCTTGTTTTTTTGGTTCTTCTTTCTTTTCTTCTTTAACAGCTTGTGCTGTAGTTTTAGATGCATCTTTATTTGCTTCAGTTGGTGATTTGATTGGAGCAGGTTTAGAATCTTTAATTTGAGCATTTAATTTTTGCAAGAACGGAGGAAGTCCCGAGCCTTTTACTCCTTCTCCAAAAGAACTAAAGTCGGGTATTACAGATTTAGAAGGTTCTTCTGTTTTTCCAGCAGCTGCTTCTGTTTTTCCAGTGGCATCTGCTTTAAGTTTTTCAATTTTAGCATTTGAAGCTTCTACCATTTTAGTTGCTTCAGCTCGCTGTTCTTCTTCTGTCTTTATACCGCCTTTAGATATTTCTTCATAACGTTTTTGTGCTTCGGCTTGTGTGGCAATTTGTTTTGTTGTGCCGGTGAGGCCGAGTTCTTCTAAACGTTTTTGTGCTTCGGCTTGTTTGGTAATTTGTTCTGTTTTTAACTTATCAAGATTAGCGTAAACTGCTAAATCTTGTTCACGGTAACTTAAAGTTTCTTTACTGCCTTCAATTTCTTTTTGCAGTTTTTCAATGCGACTCTTTTCTCTATTTGTCAGTTCACGACCATCAGCAGCAACTTGAATTTCTTCAATTTGTTTATTCTTTTCAGCAATGGCATTCTTTTCAGCATCAACAAGATTTTTAGCATTTTCCAACTGCATTTTTTTGCCTTCTGCATCAGTGTAGGCATATTTCAATGTAGTTTGTTGATGTTCACTTAAGATTGTTTTCTGTTCTTCGGCTGATTGTTTAACCGTATCAATTTGTGTTAACCCAAGAGATTCTGCAATTTTAGCAGCTTCTTCCGAGGCTGAAACAACTTTTTGTTTACTTTCTGTTTCTAATCTAGCCTTATATTCGTCTAGATTGTTTAATACGTTAATTGTAGTTTGATGATAATCAATTGCTCGTTGATTTTTTGCTTTTTCTTTTTCAAGTTCGTCTAGATCATATTGTTCACTTTCAGTAAGTTGTCTTTTAGATCCTAGAGATTTTATATCTGCAATTTTTTGTTCAGTTTCCTGCGCATCTGTTGTCCAACGAGCTAGTTGTTTTTTTGATCCTTCAAGTCCTTTAGCAATTTCTTCTTGAGTTGCATCTGCCCAGTCTGCTGTTTGAAACTTTTCACTCTTTGTCATAGGTGCAGCCGCGGCTGCGCCAGTTGTTGGACCACTTGCACTACTGATAGTAGTTTTAACTAGATTAGAAATTTCAGATACATTAACGCCACCGCCTTTTTGTGAATCAGCCATAGCTGTTGCGGCAGCTGTTAAACCATCAACCTTCATGTTTTGCATCAAGGTCTGCATCTTTTCATCTGGTACTATATGCTCTTTTCCAGCCTCGCCAATAATAGCTAGTTCGGGTTTATTTACAGTTCCACCTTCAGCCATTTTTTTGACGTTGTTCATAACGTCTGCTGTCTTGTCTAATGCAGGTAGTAATATTTTACCTGTTGCAAACCCTGCACTTTCACCAACAGTAGCCGCAGCATTTTCTAATGGGCTACCTGATTTTGAATCTTTTGCGGCACCAATAACTCCATCTTTGCCGGCATTAGGTCCAGAAAATCCCTCTTTACCTCTTTGGTAACCTTCTCCTACTTCTTTTTCTAAAGTTTTACTAACAGTAGTTACATTACCTGATTTATCTTTAACTTGAGAGTTTAATAATCCATCATTAAATTTCTGTAATGCTGGACCTACATCTTTATTAATAGGAACAACAACCTTATTCATAAACGCACTATTAACATCATCAGCTCGTGCGCCTAATTTAACAAGTGCTTCGGTGCTTTCACTTCCTGGCTTTTTATCTGTTTGTTCTGCTTTGGCTTGTTTTAATGCTTCTTCGTGTACTATACGACGTTTTTCAGCTTCGTCTTTAATGCCATCTAGTTTGCCTTCTTTCTCCATTTGCTTCATAAGAGCTGTTTCACTCTTATAAATGCCAGCATTAGCTGTCATACTGGCTTTCATTGTTTCGCCAGCGGCGGTATTACTAGAATAAACAGCAAGACTTAATTTATTAACATCATTTTGATTTTTCATCATCTCCGCAGATGCTTGCTTACTGTATTCAGTAGCAGCTTTGGCATTGCCTTCTGCGGTAGCACGAGCTTGTGCCATTGTAGCTTGTGCTTCTCTGCCACTGATAGCTACTTGGTTAGCAGCTTCTTCACTTTGCACAGTACCTGTGGCAAAGACTTCTTTAAACATTTGTCCTTGTCCACGGAGATTAGCTTCGTTATATTGTGTTAGGTAATTATTACGAATTGCAGCTGCTTCTTCTTCGCTTTTACCCATTGTAAGAATACGCAACTTAGCTTCCACTTGCATGTCAGCTTGTGCTTTCTTTAAACTTTCTTCTTGTTCAGCACGTGACTTACCAGTCAACTTGCTCATCAAATCCATTTCAGTAGCTAGTTCTGTGGCTGCTTTGATAGCACGTTTCTTACTAGCTTCGTCATTCATGTTCACAGTCTGTTGCTGTGTTAACGTGATTGCCAAGACATCATTAATATCTCGACTGGTCATACCCATCATGCGCAAGTCATCTGTGACTCCGCTGTCAGCCATTTCTTTACTTAACTTAGCAAAATTTTCTGCGCCTTTAGCAGCACTTCCGCCTAAACCGTTAAAGTTGCCTGAGTTGTTTTTAATGACTTGGCCAAACTCTGCTATATCTAATCGTGCGCCTGCAGCTGCAGCTGTCATGCCAACTATATCGTTATTAAAGTTTGCACCACTAGCACTAAGTTCTCGCCATGTGCCTAGACTAGGTTCAATTACACCTTTTAAATTATTGTATGCTTTGCCGGCTGCATCCATGCCTGCACCAACAGCTTTACTTGCGGCACTTAGAGGATTAAAACTGTCAATAACATCTTTTGTAGCCGCGCCGAATCCTGCTCCGGCTGCATTACCAGCCGTACTACTTGGTGCGCTGTTGCCTTTACCGATGCCAGATTCTTTAAGAGCTTGCTTAAACGCTTCGACGGTGTCTTTATCTGCGGCCATAAAAAAATCCTAGAAATATAGTGTATTTATAGGATTGAATAACAGCGTATATAACTGTTATTTAGATTTGGATTGTAGTGCTAGTACTTTTTGTACATTAGGATCTTCAGGATGCAGTTCTAAATAGTTCTTAACAAAAGGACGCATCATGGCATAATCGTCTAAGTTGCCGTCTTTATCAGTAACACGAATTCCGTTAATCATAATAGCATTTTTATCAGAATCTAAAGGTGCTAGGTTTCTTGCTTGTGTTGCTTTTTCATCGTCAGCAGCTGCCGCAGGATTGATTCTTTGTTTTTCTTTCTTGGCAGCTGTGTAAAAATCAACACCTTTATCTTTGAAGAACGCATTTATTACTGGAATTTCACTCAAATACTGACGTAGTATATTCCAACTAGCATCTGGTACTGAACCAATAGTTACTAGTGTTTTGAAAAAGTGATCCGACATCCATTGTTCAAATGTTTTAGACATTAAGAACGCTTGTAAAGCCGTAAACACAGCTTGTTCAACTACTAGACCTGTAATTGTTGCAGCGGCTGCACCTCCGCCAGTAAACACAGTTACACCTAATGTTAATACCGCCAGTATTAAACGAATTAAAAATGCTACTAGTTTAGCTGTACCTAAAGTTGTTGCTAACCATGGACCCATGAATTGAATAACCCACAGTCCCCAGTAGGCTTCGTGTGCTTCTTTATACTGTTCAGCGTTTAATTCACCTGCATTATACTTATCTTCAAGTATAGAAAAATTGCTGTACAACTTGTAACTGATAGCAAACGCACCTAGTACACGCAACACATAGCTAATATTACCTACTTTCATAGCAAATGCTTCTTGCGATGCGGCCTTGCTAGCTTTAGCTGTACCAGATGTAATGTCAGCCAGTGCTTTACCAGCAGCTGGACTTAGATTTGGAAATTGCTTTTTAGCAATTGCCGCTAGATTTTTAACAGCCCCAGCATCATAACTGGCTTGTTTAGCTGCGGCTCCTGCATTACCGGCACCGAACCAGTTCATTGGATTCAAACTGAATTCGTCTAGTTGAGGATCTTTTGAAATTACTTCATAAACTTTCATAATTTGTATTTACCAAATAAACCTAGCCAATACGAAAATAACCCAAAAAGTGCGTATATAAATACATGACAATATTTTGGAGTTATTACAATGGCCGTTAATCCGTTACAAAAGTACTTTAGACAACCTAAGATCTATATCAAGTTCCCCAGCGGAGGTATCTTTAACAAGCCCGGTACTATCCAAGGCGATGTTACCAATACACCAGTATATGGTATGACGGGCATGGATGAAATCATTGTTAAAACTCCAGATGCATTGTTGTCTGGCGAAAGCACAGCACAAGTTTTAACCAGCTGTTGCCCGGCTATCAAAGATCCTTGGGAATTGTGTATACTGGATCTAGTTATTTTATTGGCAGCTATTCGTATTGCTACCTATGGCAACTCCATGACCGTGGGACACAAGTGCAATAATTGCGGATCTGAAAATGACTATGACATCGATCTAAACAAAGTTGTGGAATTTTACATGGCCTGTCAGTATGACGGTAAAATTGTCACAGACGATCTGACCATTAATCTACGTCCATTAACATATAAGCAAAGCACTGAGTTTAATCTTAAAAACTTTAGACTACAACAACGTCTTGCTCAAGCAGAAGTCATGGACAACACTCCAGAAAGACAAGAAGTAGTTAACAGTTTATTCAAAGAATTAGCCGATATCCAAACTGAAATTTATCGTGCTACTATTGAAAGTGTTGATACTGGTCAGCAAGTAGTTACCGAAACTCCCTTTATCATGGAATGGTTGGACAACTGCGACAAGAGTGTGTTTGATGCTATCAAAGCTAGAAATCAAAAAAATAATGATGCTTGGGCCATGCCTCGATTCCCAGTTAAATGCGACAACTGTGGCCAAGAAGCCAATCTTGCTGTAGACCTTGATCAGTCAAATTTTTTCGTACAAGCCTAATTAGTCTTCCACCAGACGAAATTCAAGCACATCTAGTTAGGCTAGACAATCAGATCCAGGGCTTTAAAGAAGAACTTTTTAGAATATCCTGGTATATGCGTGGTGGTGTTAGTGTAGAAGATCTACTTCATATCTACACATTCTCAGATCGTGAATTGATCTATAATATTATCAAAGAGAATATCGAAGTAACTAAAGAAACACGTATGCCATTGTTATAAGAAGAACTAGCGTTCTTCTGTTCTTCGCTTCAGCTCGAACTTTTATTAGTCTATCAAGAAGTAGTTAATGATTTATTAAACGCGAAGCGTTAAGATATTATCCAGATTGTTCAGTCACACTTTGCCCTAGCGGGCAAAGTTGTTTTGACATTATCCGAGTTGCACAATATCACCTTAGCGTTACTGCATTACAGTGGCGGTCATCCGGTACCACGAGCAGAGTCTTTATATGACGGCGGGCTTAACAAATACGCTAACACTTGTTAAACCGTGGGGCTACTACCCCTCTTTTAGCCTTGTTACTTCCCCTTATAAATCAAACTGGTTATGGCATATCCAATCGTCGTCCTGTAAAGGATAGTGATTTATAACTCTGTCACCAAGCAGAACTACCTTGCCGTCACACAACAGAACGGATTCAGGGCACAATGTCAACGCCTGTGCTGGCTTATTTGGTGATTTAGTAGCCTAAAGTATTATGATTTGAGTATGTGTGAACCGTGTACACGCACGGAAATTTGACCATTATAATAGTCTTTTGATTCCAGCACACGACGGCTGAACTGTTCACGAGCCTCTATATATGACGTTTCTGCTTTGGATTTACAGTAAAACAGTATTTCCCTGCGAAAGTTTTCTTGACCTAACTGCGCAATATCCTTGAGTAATTCATCCGACGACCCATAATAGGTCTGCCAATCACTGTTAATTTTACTGCGGATTTTCTTTTTTTTCTTAGTGCCGTTTTTTAATTTTACTGTTCGATAAGTAGTTTTAGAAAATTTTGCTAGTTTTTTGCCTATGTACATACGCCCTGTAATTGTGTTTGTTATAAGATATACAAACCCAACACAATCTTCGGGAAGTTCTTCTACAATTTCATTGTTATAGTACCAAGACATACACTAATTAGTGTCATCTGTCTCCGTACCCTGTGCCTTTTGATTTGCCTTACGTTCTGCTTTTGCCCTATCTAACCATACGCGATACTGTTGTACATGCGTACGGCGTTCTTTGGCTATAATTCTAATCTGCGCTAGCCAGTAGCGCATACGTTCGCCTGAACTACGTGTGCCTTTGTTGATCCATTCTTGATTTTCTTTAAAATACTCGCGAAAAGCCGCCATGAGTTTTTCATGCGACTCTTCGTTTTGATAGGGACTTGGATCAACGTGCTTACTCATTAATTTCTAAATCGTTAGCATAGCTAGTATAGCCGTTTTCTTTGATAACTTTTAACACATTGTTAACACGGCCGATTAGTTCGTCCTTGTGACTAATTAAGAAAATATTCTTCTTGCGTTCACGACCCATTTTCTTTAGTACAGCCAATGCGCCTTCAACACCTGCAGCATCAAGCCCGTTGTCAATAAGCTCGTCAACAAACAACAAGTTGATAGGTTGATATAAACTTTCCCAAACATCTCTAAACGACCATGACAAACCAAGGATAAGTCTATTCCGCTCACCTCGACTTAGATTATCAAAATCTAAATCTTGCCCTAGCTGGGTGATCTCAACGGTTAAGTCATTTTGGAATAACACAGTATGAGGCAATCCCATCTTATCAAGATAATAAGTTAGACGATTGTTCAAATATGCTAGGTTTTGATCTATAATCTTTTTACGGATAAAGGAATCCTTGCTAGTCAACAATTTTAATAAGAACTCTTGATGATCCTTTAAGCTGGTTAAAGTATTAACATTGTCCCAGGTGATTTCCTGCATGGCAGTGTCAGTGAGTTCGTCAATCTGTTCCTGATAAGGATCTGTGTCATTGCTTTTTTGTATCAGTTGATTTTCAAGAGTCTTCAAGTTGTTCTGATGTTTAAGCGCCTGCTCATAACTGTCGTAGTAGGTAATAGGCTTGGCTGGAACCTCACCAATAGAAGTAATTTCTGCTGTAATTTTTTCCAGGTCCTTTGATACTTTAGTAAAGTAAATGACCGCCTCGTCCAGATGCTTCTGAGCTAGAGCTGTCATTTCTTCATGCTTATGATCATGTAGCTGTTGTTCACAAGCGTGACAGGTCTTACTTGCCAATAAGGCGAGTTCGCGTTCATACTTCGTAACGCTTCGCTCCGCTTGCGCTATCGCGCTATCTAACGTAGCACGTTCCTTATTTAAACTTCGCAGCTTCGCTGTTTTTTCATCGAACTCTTTGAGCTCGCTGTGCTTCGCAAGCTCAGCTTCAATATCTACACTTTCCAACTCTACTATGCTACGTCCTATCTTTTCAAGTTCGTTAGCATGTTGCGTATTCCAAGCTGTTTGTCTAGTTAACAAACTATCAATACTAATTTGTATTTTATCATTAGATTTCTTGGCAGCTTCGATATTTGCAGACTCTTGTGTAATAGCATCCTTAGTTTGCTTAACTAGCTCTTTAAGCGTTTCTGCTTTTTCGCTAAGAATAGTAATACCCAACAACTGTTCAATAATAACACGTTGGTCATTGGCCCGCATTGATAAAAACGGTTCTGTATAAGTGTTTAACGCAACAATATGCTTGAACATGTCGTGGCTCATGCCAAAAAGTTCATCGATGTCTTTTTGTGTTTCACGTTGATCGCCTTGGCTATCATCGGATTCTTCGCCTTCTTGTTCTTGGTCGTTAACAAAGAACTTCATAACACTGGGTTTACGTCCACGTTCAATTCGATAATCTGTTCCGTCTTTTTCAAACGTCAAAGTCACTAACATATTTTTGTTGTTAATTTTGTTAATAAGATTGTCTTTTTTAATGTTAGTAAGTGCGTTACCAAATAAAGCAAAACTAAGAGCGTTTACAATGGTAGTTTTACCTGTACCATTACGACTGCCGTTATCATCACCGCCTTGGTCTAAGTTTTCACCTAGCACAAGTGTTAAGTTTTCCTTTCCGAAGTTTACAGCTTGGGTTTGATTACCCACGCTCATAAAGTTTTTAACGGTTAATTCTTTTATTTTCATAGGCTGTTATAAATGCTCAGTAGAATATTTTTGTCGTAGGTATCGCTATCAATACTAACAATTTGATTGCTAACGATTTGATCTACTGATTCAAATGCTTGTACATCGATATTGGTATTAATTTCAACATCTTTCTTTTCTGCAATAAGAGTAAGTTCGCGGATGTCATAATCTGCCATGAACTTTTCTTTAATAAAACTTGCTTCTTCGTATGTAATATCAATGTCTAGCGTAACACGTAAATGTTGCTTAGATTTGATAATAGTGTCTGCTTCGTCGATTAGACGGCTTAGTGTTACTGTTCTAAAAGTAGGCTGATCTGGCCAACTAAAATATTCAGGTTGCCCTCCCCATTCCATAACCATCATGCCGCGATCATCGTCCCATGTATCTGCATAATTGTGTGGGAAAGCATTGCCGATGTAAATCATGTTCTTTTGTTGCTGACGCTTATGAAAGTGTCCACTAAAACCTAGTTCATATTGTTTGAAACTATCTAGTTGAATCTCTCCATGATCTGGCATTTGTATCATAGCGTTCATGAAAAAGTTAGGTAATTCAAAATGTCCAAATATATATTTCCCGCCTTTCTTACCTACCGACTTCCATTCTTCGCCCACCAACCATGGACACAGCGTGACATCTCCAATAGTAGTAGGCTCATGTACCACAGTGATACCAGGTATATACTTTCCAAACTCCACAGAGTGTATGTCTCGTTTGTCTTTATAGTACAGATCATGATTACCAGGAAAGAAGTAGAACTGATCAAACGCTTGTCCCAACTTCTCCAAGGCCCTAAGGCTATAATCCATTGTAGTAATATTAAGGCTATTGCGATTATGATGCCAATCGCCCATAAAGATACCTGTATCACAACCTTCCTCCTTTGCTTTGGCAATATACCAATCTACAAAGTCTTCACAGTCCTGATTGTGTACTGATGAATTGCTCTTGAGACCGAAATGAATATCGGTCATACACGCAACTTTTTTAAATAAGTTTGCCATTATTCTTTAACTCCGTTTTCGGTATCTATAAGATATTGGGCATGATCTCCATTGATTGGATTACCTTTCAACACTAAATGATCGTGCATCGCCATCATAGCATTGGCAAACCACGCAGTCATTAAAGCCTCACTATCAGACTCTACACCATCTTCCGACCATACTGTATACTTTTCAGCAAAGAATTTAGCCCAGGCTCTTGCATCAGGGTTTGTGTGAATAGACATATCGTAGTTGTTCATTTTTCTTCCCATATTTTATAACCATTGTAGAAAACACCTTCTTGTGTTTTTTTAATAATGGTGTTTGCCCATTGATTTGTTAATCTATGGAATTCACTTTTACTTGAATAGTATAACACATTACCGTCTTCCAGTTCAACCTTTAGTTTCTTCGAAACAGCCGCGGCACCTTTAATCGAATTAATCTGATTGCGTTTCTTCATTTCTTCTGGATTTTCCAACTGCCATTTTCTAATCCCTACTGCTTTTGTTTTGGCAATATCTGGATTTGCTTTGTAAAATTTCTTAAGGGTATCCGATTTCTTTTGATAAATTTCGTCAGTATGTAAATGTTTAGTTAATAATTTTCTATCAACTTCAGTAGTTCCTGCCCATTTGATATTTTTATTATAATTACTAAAATGCTCACCTAATGCAGATTTGATTTTGTTTATATCTGCAAGCGATAATAAAGTTAAATCGTATTTTCCTAAACCGTCTCCACCTGGAGTAGAGTTAAGTCCGTTTTTATAAGAATCGTATTGCTTAATGTAATCAATTTCCGATAACGCAAGTTCTCCAATAGACTTAAAGTTATCTTTTAATATTTCAACTACACAATTCTTTATGCCATACATATTCATAGCCTTATGTAATTTTGTTTTACATCTTGTAGTTGCCTCATCGCAATGCTTTTTCCATCGTGATAACTTATAGGACGGTTTAGTATCAAGTCCTATATAAACATTATTATTAACGATAATTTTATAGATAAACATATTTTAATCCAAAGTGTATAGTTTTATTTATACACTTTAGGGTTAAATCATTCTTGATTCTCATCAAATCGTTTAACAGCGGCCGCATGTTCTCCAGCACCAGTACGACTGTAGCTAGGATTCATGCCGTTGATTTCTAAAATATCATCACGAATATTTTGATTGCGTTTTTCAATATTGATAACACGAACAAAACTGTTAGTAACAGCCGCAGTAAAATAAGCAAACGGATTGTCGGATTTGCTTTCGTCAAATTGTAATCCAATCTGTGTTAACTGCAAAATGGCCTGTCCTTTCATTTCGTCATTGTATGTGTAACCGCGAACATTGCCACGGGTTGCATAACGTTCGCACAATTTTAACATCATCCTAGCTAAAGTGTTAGTAATTTGACCAGCATCTTTGTCGAACTTGCCCTTAACCAAATCACCTTTCCAATGACTTTTTCCAACACAAACAAGCTCATCGTTTTCATCAAATTTCCAATGTTGGAATGGCGGGAAATTGACCTTGTCCCTATGGTCTGCTAGACTCTTAGGATTCTTTTTACGAGTATTGTTCAATGGAATATGATCGAATGTCATGACCCTGAATACTACATCTGTTTTTTGAATCTTTTTATAGTCAACTTCACAATCTGCTTGTTTGACTTTTTCACCAGCAGCTTTGCGCCGTTGGTATTCTGCATCTCCAATTCTCTTAGCTCGATTACGTTTGGCTTCTGCTATGCTTCTTATATTGATCTTATCCAAACTAGCAACAATCATGTCATATTGATGATATTCTGGTTGTGTAAAACTGCAATACGAGCTTTTACTTCTATGTATTTCTAACAACATATCCTTGTTGTTTAGGTAATTTACTTTAGTTTGTGTTGGTAAAGTCATCCGTTCTCAGTCCTATAATAGTAACATTATAAACTACGCACTTAATAAAGTCAAATAAATAATATACCAAAAGAGGATTTTATTATGTCATTCGGCGATAGTTTCATACAAACAGCTACCAGTTCACAGAACCTAATAGGTGCAGTGTCGTCTGGCGTAAACACAGCCAGTAGATTAGCCAGTGCTGTATCTACAGCATATAATGGTGACCCAGGTGGCTTTGGTAGCGCATTGAGATCCATTAACTTGCCAGAAGCAGGGGAAGCTGTAGGGGATTTAGTAAGTGCGGTAGCTAGTTTTGGCGGGGATGCTGATCCCGCAGATTGGCGTGTACGTTTAAGTTTAGTCAATTGGACTAGCTTCAAAGGAAGTCCTGTACTTAAACCGTTAAAAGATGCAGGTGGTCTCATATTTCCATACACTCCAACAATTAATATTGCCAGCACAGCATCATATAATAGTATTGATACGACACATACCAACTATTCTTTTAGAACTTTTAAAAATAGTGATCCAGGACAGATATCAATTACAGCGCCTATGAATGTTGAAGATTCAACTCAGGCTTTATATTGGATTGCGGCGGTTCATTATTTACGTAGCCTTACCAAAATGTTCGCTGGATCTGATCCAAAGGCCGGCAATCCTCCTCCAATTGTTATGTTAAATGGTTACGGAAATTATATTTTTAAAAATGTACCTGTTGTAGTACAAAGTTTTAGTACAAGTTTAGATGCTAACTGTGACTATATTGGATGTAATGTTGTCGGTAGTATGGCAGGTGACATACAGGGTGTTAGCGATGCTGTTGGCGGACTAGCTAGTAGCATTGGAGGATCATTAGGCGGAGCCATTCCTGGACTTGGCGACATTGCAGGCGGTATAAGTAGCATAGCTGGTGGTGTAGGACAAGTTGCTGCGCTAGCCGGAAGTCTTGGCCTTGGCGGAACTACTAGCGGCGGAGTAGCTCATGTGCCAACTAAGAGCTCATTTAGTATAACTTTACAACCAATTTACAGCAGAAATAGTGCTCGTAATTTTAGCCTTGATAGGTTTGTTGGCGGCGGGTACCTTAATAATTCATTTGGATATGTATAATGTCAGCACAATATTCTAACACAAGTCCTTGGTATACTACTCCAGTTAAAAATAATTATTTGGATATTTTATCTATACGACCTGTAAGTGCAGAAGTGGATGATTTTCTTTATACAATAGAACCACAGTATGCTTACCGTCCAGATTTATTGTCGTATGACTTGTATGGAACAACACAGCTATGGTGGGTGTTCATGCAACGCAATCTTGATGTTCTTCAAGATCCTATTTTAGATTTCTCTCCAGGAACTCAAATTTATATTTGTAAAAATAGTAGTCTAACTACAGCATTAGGTTTATAATATGTCAGTATTAGATGATATTTCAGGAGCAGTTGATTCAGCAACAACGTCTGTAGGCAATGCTGTTAGTAGTGCTGTTGGAGGTGTAACAAACTTTTTAAGTTCGGGACCTGCCAGTGCGTTATCGTCAATTGGAAATGCTGTTAGCGGAGCATTAAGTAGTCTTGGAACATTATTTTCTCCACTATCGGGTGTTAGTCTTCCTATAAAAAATCCGTTGTTTGCCTATGCTAGTTATGACTATGTATTGGGAATAGCTGTCCTTACAGATGACCAGTTAAACAATCCAGACAAAGGATATATGAGTGGCGTTAAGTTAGAATTAATTTGCAAAAGTGCCAACGCAGATCCTACCAACAGAGTAAAAACACCATTTGGACAGTTTGATTATTTTGTAGATAAACTTGAAATTAATAGTACCATCGGTTTGGAAAAAGGTAATAATACCAATATGATGGACATGAACTTTAATATAACAGAACCATATAGTATGGGTACGTTTATGATGAGTTTGCAACAAGCAGCTTGGGATTCGGGTCATGACAATTATACACAAGCACCATTTTTATTAACTATAGATTTTAGAGGAAATACTGAAACAGGTCGATTGGATAATATTGCAGGAACATCCCGTAGAATTCCTTTTAGATTTAAAGATATTTCTATGACTGTTACTGATGCAGGATCAGTATATCATTGCACAGCATATCCTTGGAATAAACAAGCACTTAGTAGTCACGTTTCTGGTATTAAAACAGATGCAAGTGTTAAAGGAGTAACTGTTCAGGAAGTTTTGCAAACTGGCGAAAAAAGTTTACAAGTGATGTTGAATAAACGTTTGCAACAACTGGTAACTGATAAAGAAGTTGAAGTTGCAGATCAAATATTAATATTATTTCCAACTGATGTTAGTAGTGCTGGCGTAGATAATGCCAAAGGTGATACAGAAGATTCCACAGGTGCTGTAACTACAGGTACCGCAACTAGTGTTGATGCAATCGCAAAACAATTAAAATTAGTAAAAAGTACTATACCAGCAAATAATACTCTAGTACAAGATCCAGCAAATGTAAATCTTATTGGTAAAGCTAAAATGGGTTTTAGTGATACACGTAAAGGTGACCCTCCAGTAGGCAAAGATAGTAAAGTTGTAGTCAACGGAGATGTAATTCGTAGTAACAATACTGTTAATCCACAAACTAGCGATTTGCGTTTCAGCCAAGATACTGATATAACAGTAGCTATTGATGCGGTATTGCTTAACAGTGATTATTCTACAACACAATTACAAGAACAAAATATTGATAAAGCAGGTATGCGTAAATGGTGGCGTGTTGATACTCAAGTTTATACAATCACCGACGATAGAAATTTACAAAGCTCAGGAACAAAGCCTCGAGTGATTGTTTATCGAATTGTTCCGTATGGGGTACACACTAGTAAAACTACAGCACCAAACTCAAAAGCTCCAGGATTTGCTGAATTAGAAAAACAATGTGTCAAAGTATATGATTATTTGTATACCGGAAAAAATGTGGATGTATTGAATTTTAGAATTGAATTCAAAACAGGCTTTGCTGGCAAAATGGGTGCTACTAGTATTAAGCGTACTATTGATAATAAACAACAAACAGAAGCTAGCGGTGCAGACAGTAATGATCAAAATAATTTAAAGTCATTAGATGGTGGTAAAAAACCTGAAAGAAAATTAGGAGTAATACCACAAGCTGTTAATCGATCAAGCACATCATTTGCTGGTGACGGCACAGGCGGTGGTGGTATAGAAGATGAAGGTACACGAGCTGCAAAACAATTCCATGATGCTATTACTAGTGCAGCCGGTATGCTACAATTAGATTTAAAAATAATTGGAGATCCATATTGGATTGCGCAAAGCGGCATGGGTAATTATACAAGCTCTCCTACACAGTATCAAAATTTAAACAAAGACGGTAGTGTAAATTATCAAGGTAGTGAAGTAGATGTTAAGGTAAATTTCAGAACGCCTGTTGATATTAATCAATCTACAGGCTTGTATGATTTTGGTAAAAGTACTAAGAGTGCTCCTGTACTAACTTGGAGTGGTATCTATCAAGTTATTAAAGTTGTAAGTTATTTTGATAACGGACAGTTTACTCAGGTATTAAGCGGTCCTAGAAGAAACGGTCAAGAAATTGACGGAGCAGGTAGTTCATCGGCCACACTAAACACTTCTAACGAGAAGAAAGATCCGGCACCTAAAGATGCCACCGGAGATTAAAAATGGCTGAACATGAATACGAAGAGTACTCGGCATCCCCTAAAACGCCAAAGCCTGGGCCGTTCCTTGCCAGAGTTGTCAGCAATCTTGATCCAACATACATGGGTATATTAGAAGTTGAAATTCTAAAACCAGTTGGCGGATCATCTAGTGAAAGTCAGTTACATCAAGTAAAATATATGAGTCCGTTTTACGGAGTCACTAGTGTACAAGCTAACGGTGAAAACAACGACTTTGCTGACACACAAAAAAGTTATGGTATGTGGATGGTGCCACCTGATGTTGGTGTTACTGTAGTTGTTATTTTTATTGACGGTGATCCTAAACGCGGTTATTGGATTGGTTGTGTTCAAGATGAAAATATGAATTTTATGGTTCCTGGGATTGCGGCCACTGAAAGTGTAGTTGAAAATCCAGATCCAGATAATCAAGGTCGCAATGGTCGTGTTCCTGCAGCAGAATATAATAAAAAAATAGAAGACAACAATAGTCCAGGCGATCCTGATAAGAATTTTAAACCAGAACATCCTTTTACTAAAATGTTAACACATCAAGGTTTAGTGTTAGATGACACTAGGGGTATTACAACAAGTAGTGCTAGACGTGAAAGTCCTAGTAATGTATTTGGTATTAGTACTCCAGGTCCGTTGGATAAAAAAGGAAAAAAAGTTAAAAGCGGTAAAGCCGAGTGGTTAGCAGATACATTTATTAGTAGACTTGGCGGAAGTTCTTTTGTCATGGATGACGGTGATGCAAACTGGTTAAGAAAAACCGCGCCCACAGACGGACCACCAGATTATGCCAGTATTGATGCAAGTGAAACTGACGGTGATGTAGGACTACCGGCTAATGAATTAATTAGAATTCGAACTCGAACAGGTCATCAAATTTTATTGCATAACACAGAAGATTTGATTTATATTGGTAATAGTCGTGGAACTAGTTGGATAGAATTAACTAGCGATGGCAAGATAGACATTTATGCTCAGGATAGCATTAGTGTACATACTGGTAATGATTTAAACTTTTATGCTGACCGTGATATTAACATGGAAGCAGGTCGTAATTTTAATCTTAAAGTTGCCGAAAGACACCAAACTGAAGTTGGTAAAAATAAAATTTGTATTGTAAACGGTAATGTTGCTATACAAGTAGATGGCACACAAGATGAAACTATTTCAGGTGCTGTAAAAGAATCTTTTGGAGCAACATGGGATGTTACTACTGGCGGACAAACTAATATGACTATTGGTGGCGGTTTAGATGTTAATACTAGCGGAGCAAACAAACTTACATCAGGCGGCGATATGGCGATTTCCGCCGCCAATACTACTATATCAGGCGGCAATATTAATTTTAACGGCCCTGCAGCTGCAACAGCAGGATCTGCATCTGCAGCAACCGCTCCAGACCCATTGCCTACAATAGATAATCCAACAGATGTTGATGGAACTACTATTACTAGTATTTTAGCTCGTATTCCAACAGCTGAACCTTATCCACATCATGAAAATTTAGATGCTACGATGTTTAAACCTAGTGCTACTGATAGAGAAGCTGCTACAGCTATTCCGGTGCCTGATGCTTGGAAAACATATTCGCTATCAATGGACACATTCTTAAAAGGAAATTAATATGGCTACAAGTTTACACACTAGAACAACCATAGAGCAAACTAAAACTACTCCTCAACGTACAGTACAGCGTTATAGGGGATTCAGTACAGTAAGCACCGCCACTAAAAATTTTGCCTTATATGATTTTGAATTAATTAAACAAGACTTATTAAATCATTTTTATGTCAGACAGGGCGAACGTTTAATGAATCCAACTTACGGAACCATTATTTGGGACGTATTATTTGAGCCTTTAACAGAAGAAATAAAGAATCTTATACTACAAAATGTTAATCAGATTTTTAATAGTGATCCTCGTGTGCAAGCAGGAAATATTGTGATTACACCCTACGATCAAGGCCTACAAATACAATGTACACTAACATATTTGCTGTATAATTTGCAGGAAGCCTTACAATTAAAGTTCGATCAAGACAACGGATTGTTACTTACACAATAAACTACCCACATAATTTTATTCGATAAATATCATTATTAGGACATATTATGAGCTCAACGGATAGACTAAACAACCTGTTAGTCAGCGAAGACTGGCAGAAAATTTATCAATCATTTAAGAACGCAGACTTCCAAAGTTACGATTTTGATAACTTGCGTCGTACAATGATTGACTATATCCGTACTAATTTTCCTGAAGATTTTAACGATTACATTGAGTCAAGTGAATACCTTGCCCTTATCGATCTTATAGCGTTCGTGGGCCAAAGCATAGCTTTCAGAGTTGACTTAAATGCCCGTGAAAACTTCTTAGAGCTAGCAGAACGTCGTGATAGTGTATTACGTTTAGCACGTTTAATCAGTTATAATGCCCGTAGAAACACAGCCGCCAAAGGCTTATTAAAAGTAAACACCGTTCAAACGACAGAAGTATTATACGATAGCAACGGTCGTAATTTAGCAGGACAGTTTATCAGTTGGAATGATCCAGCTAACGCTAACTGGTACGATCAATTTATCAAAGTTATAAATGCTGCCCTTCCACAAACACAGCAATTTGGAAGTCCTGTGGATCAAGCAACGATTTACGGAGTGCCAACCGCTCAGTATAGATTTAACGCTAACAACACAGATATTCCAATTTATACTTTTACTAAAACTATTGCTGGCCGCAATATGGTATTTGAAATTACAAGTACTACATTTAAAGGACAGCCGTACATTTACGAAGAACCACCAAAGATTGGCAACAGCATTGCCTGTGTTTATAGAGATGACGGTCACGGAGCCGGAAGTCCAGGCACAGGTTTCTTCTTTAATTTTACACAAGGTATATTAAATCAAGGAACATTTAATGTTTCAGTACCAACTAGTAATCAAGTAATTGATATTAATACTCAAAATATTAATAATTCAGATGTATGGTTGTACGGTTTAAATCAATCAACAAATCTTGAAAGCACATTATGGACTCAAGTGCCCGCATTAACAGGCAATAACATTATCTATAATAGCTTGAACAGTAGTGTGAAGGACATTTATAGTGTAATTACAAGAGCCAGCGATGCTATCAGTTTAAGTTTTAGTGATGGTACATTTGGTAATTTGCCTCTTGGTAATTTTAGAATTTATTATCGAGTTAGCAACGGCTTAACATATTCTATCAATCCTGGCGATATTATTAATGTTATTATAAACATTCCTTATATCAGTCAAAGTAATAAAGCAGAAACATTATCAGTTAGTTTGAGTTTAGCCACAACAGTATCTAATGCTGCAACAACTGAAACTAACGCTAGTGTTAAAACTAATGCTCCTCAAACATACTATACACAAAATAGAATGATTACAGGTGAGGATTATAATATTAATCCTCTAAGTGCAACTACAAAAGTAGCAAAAGTAAAAGCTGTCAATAGAACAAGTAGCGGTATTAGTCGATATTTTGACTTAGTAGATCCTACAGGAAAATATTCTAGTACTAATATATTTGCCGATGATGGTATTTTATATAGAGAACCTTTTACCACTAGTGTAAACTTTACCTATGTAACACAATCTGATATTCAAGGTGTTATATACAATACAATTTATGATATTTTAAACACACCAAGTCTAAGAGATTTTTATTATACAAATTTCGTTGATTTTTTAACAAGTAGTTTAAATGTATCCTGGTATAGTGTGACTACTGATAGCAACACCAGCAGTGGTTATATCGGTACTTTTAATAATCCTTATAAAGTTTCATCTTTCACTTATACTGATTTGCGCTATCTTACTCCACAAAGTTTAATCAAATTTACAGCACCAACTGGTTATCACTTTGATAAAAATGACGGTAACAAATTAAAACCAAATCAATCTCCTTCTAACCCAACAGGAACTTCGTTCTATATCTGGGCAGAAGTAGTTAGTGTATCAGAAGACGGTACTGGAAACGGTACTGGAAAAACTGTAGCTGGCAATGGACCGATTGTATTAAATCGTAGTATACCAACACGATATTATGCTGATGGCACAGTGGAAGCCGCGCCAATTGCTAATCAAATTATTCCTAAATTTACTACAACTATCAGTAGTTCTGTAATTACAACTATGGTAGATTTAATTTTAGAAAATAAACCATTTGGATTACGCTACGATGTGTCTACACAAAGTTGGCAAATTATTTTTGAACAAAGCCTAAACAAGACTGGTCCATTTAGTCTTGCTAATCAAGGTAATACATCTGCTTTAAATCTCGACTCTAGCTGGTTCTTGTTATTTGATACTAATAACGAATATTATACAGTTACTAGTCGTCAGTTACGATATGTATTTGAAAGTGATCAAGATGTAACTTTCTACTTTGACACTAATGTTAAAATTTATGATACTATTTCAAGTAATACTATTACCGATACTATTAAAGTTTTAAGTGTAAATCCTGACTCTTTAAATTTAAATAAACCTTATACAGAAGATATTTCTTGGCAAGTTGTTAGCGAATATGTAGGGCAAGATGGATATATAGATCCTACTAAGATTGTTATTAGTTTTGCTGATACTAATAATAATGGTGTAGTAGACAATCCTCAATTGTTTACTGACATTGTTAATAATACATATATTGTTCAACAAAAATATTCTATTAGTAATGGCCAAGAAGATTACAAGTATGTTTATAATAACCCAACCGATCTAAATGTTGGACCCGTAATTTTTACAACTTCTACAGGCTTTAGCGATTTAAATTTAATAGACGGTCAGTATTTGTATTTTACTGATACACAAGTAGTTACGCAGTATACTTCAACATCTGTTAATCCTATTCCAACTTTAGATTATAAAGTATACACCGGCCGCGACAAATTAAAATTCCAATATGTTCATAGTGCAGATTATGATAGTCGTATAGATCCAGGTTCAAGTAATATTATGGATGTATATGTGTTGACGTCAGATTATGATTCACAGTTTAGACAATGGCTAGTTGGCAGCAATGTTACTGAACCGCTACCTCCAAGCAGCGATGAGCTAAACAATTTATTAAGTCCAACTCTTAATTTAATTAAATCTATCAGCGACGAAATAATTTATCATCCAGTTACATATAAACTTTTATTTGGACCAGCTGCCGATCCTAGTTTACAAGCAACGTTTAATGTTATGGTAAATCCAAATAGTGCTGTATCAAATGCTGACATTCAAGCCCGTGTGTTATCTGCAATAAACACATTCTTTGCCCTTGAAAATTGGAACTTTGGAGACACATTTTATTTTTCAGAACTAAGCACGTACATTATCAATCAACTAGCACCCGATGTTATAAATTTTGTAATTGTTCCAGTACAAACTAATCAATACTTTGGTAGTTTGTTTGAAATTCAGTGTCCAAGCAATCAAATATTTGTTAGCTGTGCAACTACATCTAATATTGTAATTGTATCAGGATTAACTAACACAAATTTAAAAACAGTAACAGGTACAGCTTTGAACTCATTTACAACTAGTCAAAATATTATCAGCGCAAACTACGGAGTAACTAATGGCTAATGCTAATAACCCAACAGGTATCACAAGCCCTAGTTTAAACTTATTACCAAAGTATTTTCAAACTCCGGCAAATAAAAAGTTTTTACAAGCAACAATAGACCAGTTATTCCAACCAGGTAGTGTTACAAAAACTAGCGGATTTATCGGAAGAGAAAATGCAAAAGCTGCTATAGGCACTGACAATTATATTTCAGCTGCAGATACAACACGACAAAATTATCAACTAGAGCCAGGTATTACTATTAGAGATAGTCTTGGTAATGTTAAATTCTTTAAAGATTACATTGACTATATTAATCAAATTGGCGTCTTTGGCGGTAATACAAAGAGTCACCAACGCTTAAATTCACAAGAATTTTACAGTTGGGATCCGCATATCGATTGGGATAAGTTCGTTAATTTTCAAAATTATTATTGGTTGCCGTACGGTCCAGAAGTTATTAAAATTTATGGACAGCAAGAAAAAATTTCTAGTACTATCTCTGTAGAATTACAAAATGAAGGAGCAAATAATCAGTATGTGTTTACTCCTGATGGATTCACACCTGATCCAATACTTAAAATTTATAAAGGTCATACTTATACATTTGTAATCAATAGTCCAGGTAATCCTTTTAGTATTAAATTATCTCGATCTATTGGTTCCATTGATAGATATATTAATAGAAACATTGATAACTATGCGGTAACTGATGGAACAATAACTTTTACTGTGCCGCTAGATGCACCAAGTATACTATATTATCAAAGTGAAACAGATATCAATCTTGGTGGTAGTATTGAAGTTTTTAGCATTGATGAAAATAGCTTTATCGATGTTGAAAAAGATTTTCTTGGAAAACAAACATACAAATTAACAGACGGTACCGCTATTAGTAACGGTATGAAAGTAAGTTTTGGTGGTAATGTTACACCTGCTAGTTACGGAAAAGGTGAATATTATGTTGATGGTGTAGGTACAGCAATACGTTTAGTACCAACTAGTGTTTTAGAAATTATCACACCTTATACTATTGAACAAACTTCTGCATTTGATAGCACACCATTCGAATCTGAACCATTTAGTGATGCTACTGGCTATGCCAGCGTACAAGACTATATCACTATTAACAGAACAAGTCGAGATCACAATCCTTGGTCAAGATATAATCGTTGGTTCCACCAAGATGTAATTAAAGCAAGTTGTGCTTATAACAACATTGCACCTGAGTTAGATCAAAAAGCTAGAGCAACACGACCAATTATTGAATTTGTTTCAGATTTAAAATTATTTAATTTTGGTACACAAGCCATAACAGATGTAGATTTAATTGATAATTTTACAGTAGACGTATTTTCAACCATAGAAGGAAGTAGTGGTTATAATATCGACGGCGTTGATCTAGTACAAGGACATAGAATTTTAGTTACAGCTGATATTGATCCATTAGTTGTTAATAAAGTTTACGAAGTAACTTTTGTAGATCTGCGTCATTTAAATTCTGGTAGTAAACAAATTCATTTAGTAGAAGCTGAAACTCCTACCGTTGGACAAACAGCTATAATTAAATCTGGTAAAACTTATTATAGCCAAATGTTCTGGTTTAATGGAACAACTTGGGTAGAAGCACAACAAAAAACTAATACCAATCAAGCGCCATTGTTTGATATAGTAGACAACAATGGAATTAGTTACGGAGATACCAGTGTATATAATGGATCTACCTTCAAAGGCACACAGTTATTTTCTTACAAAGTTGGCAATAGTATCAATGATAGCGTTTTAGGTTTTCCATTAAGCTATCAAAATGTAGCAAACATTGGTGATATAGTTTTTAATTTTAATCTAGCAACTGATAGTTTTCAATACAAACAAACTACAAATCTTATTACACAAAAAATTGATGTAGGATTTTTAGTAGGACAAGACTATGCAGGCCGTCCTATGTACCAGAACGGTTGGCAAATTTGCAATACTAAAACTGTACAAGCCGCTGTTAGAATTTATAAAAATTCTAAGATTACAAATAATTTTAATTTAGATATATTTGACGATATTACAAATCTTTCAGATTTAGTTGTTCGCATTTATGTTAACGGGCAAAGATTAAATTCTACCGAATGGAAGTTAGTTGATACTACTCTTTATAAAAAAATTGTATTAAACACAGCAATATCGTTAACAGATGTGTTGACAATTAAAGCATTTGCTGCACAGCCTATAAATTCTAACGGTTATTATGAAATACCGATTAATTTACAAAATAATCCATTAAACGATAGTATGGCGGACTTTACATTAGGTGAAGTTACCGATCATGTAAACACAATCGTAGACAATATTGATTTTATTGGAGCTTTTCCGGGTGAAAGCGATTTAAGGGATCTTGGTAATATAACACAATACGGTACACGTTTTGTGCAACATAGTGGACCATTAAGTCTTAGCTTATATCATATAACAAGTGAAAATACAAATGTAATTAAAGCAATTGAAACTGCTCGAGATGATTACAATAATTTTAAACGTAATTTCTTATCTATTGCTTCTAACTTAGGTATAGATGCAGATCCAGTTACTATGGTTGATTTAATTTTACAAAAAATTAATGCCAACAAACCAAATACAGCACCTTATTATTTTACCGATATGGTTCCATACGGTGCAAAATTAGTAACAGATTTGCCTGTTGTTGACGGTAGAATTAAAAAGTATCCTCTTACAACTGTATTCAATTTAGACACAATGTCTAATAAAGCGGTTGGTGTATATTTAAATCAAGTACAACTTGTGTATGGAACCGACTATACTTTTGATAGTCAAGGATTTATTGATATAATACATTCTCTAGTTACCGGTGATACTATAACTACCTACGAATATGAAAGTACTGACGGTTGTTTTATCCCATCAACACCTACAAAATTAGGAATGTGGCCAAAGTATGAACCAAAGAAATACTTAGACACTACATTATTGACTCCTGTAAACATTATTCAAGGACATGACGGAAGTTTAGTCTTAGCATACAATGACTACAGAGATGATATTATTTTAGAATTAGAAAAACGTATTTTTAATAACATAAAAGTTCAATACGATCCTACTATTTTTGATATTAATGATATTATTCCTAGTTATAATAGAACAAATGATTATAGCCGAGTAGAATTTGAACAAGTATTAGCACCTAATTTTTATAAATGGACAGGATTAATTGGTAGCGATTTTACTAAACCTCTAAGCTACGATATTGGAAATCCATTTACATACAACTACAAACGTAGTACTGGACCTACTGGTGGAAAGATACCAGGATACTGGAGAGGTATTTACAAATATTTGCTAGACACTGACCGTCCAAACATTTGTCCTTGGGAAATGCTAGGGTTTAGTATTATGCCTAGCTGGTGGATTAGTGTCTATGGGCCTTCTCCTTACACTAAAGATAATCTTGTAATGTGGCAAGATATATCTGAAGGTATAATTAGAGAACCTGGAAAACCTTTAGTATATCAAACCAAATATGCTAAACCTTTCTTAATGAACTGCATTCCAGTAGACGAGTCTGGTAATTTATTAAACCCAACAATAACAGGGTTAGCCAATGGTCCAATTACACCAAGTGTTGATGGCGATTATGTATTCGGTGATGTTGCGCCAGTTGAGAATGCTTGGCGTAGAAGTAGTTATTATCCGTTCAGTGTTATTGCAGCCAGTTTATTATTAACTCCTGCAAAAACATTTGGAACATTATTAGATAGAAGCAGAATTGTTAGAAATCTCGCCGGTCAATTGATTTATAAAGACACTGGTTTGCGTCTACGTCCAATGGATATAATTCTGCCAAGCATATATTCTAGTGAAAACAGAGTACAAACATCTGGTATTATTAACTATGTTATAGATCTTATTTTAAATTATATTTTTAGTAATAATCTTGCTAGCTATAACAGTTACGAAACTGATTTGGCATTAATGACAGCACAACTAAGTTATCGTGTTGGTGCATTTACAAATCAAGATCAATTTAATCTTTTACTAGAAAGTAAAACTCCGATGAGTACTGGAAATGTATTCATTCCAAAGGAAGATTATAGTATATTCTTAAACACAAGTAGCCCTGTTAAGAAATTAACTTACAGCGGTGTAATGATTACTAAACTTCAGACAGGATATCAAGTCCGTGGATATAGTAGAACGCAACCGTATTTTTATTATTATGATTTCCAGCAATCAGGATCAGCAATAAATGTCGGCGGAATAAGTCAAACATATTCTGTTTGGACTCCAGGCCAACAATATATTGTAGGGTCTATTGTTGAATATAATAACAAATATTATAGAACAGTAGTTGCTAATACCGAGTCAACATTTGATACACAATATTTCCAAGTATTACCTGGCTTGCCTGCTGTAGGCGGCGTTGATGTTATTTTTAGAAAAATTTGGGATCGCTCAACTTTAATTACTGTACCCTATGGAACAGAGTTTAGTTCTGCTCAGGAAGTAGTAGACTTCTTACTAGGCTATGGTGAATATTTAAAAAACCAAGGATTTGTATTTGATGACTATAATAGCAATCTTGAATCTGTGTTAAACTGGGAAACTAGTGCAAAAGAATTTTTATTTTGGAGTACACAGAACTGGAGCACTGGTCAAGAAAAGTGGAGTGATTGGAAACCAAATCAAGCAATTTCTTATGGAACTATTTTAAGATATAACGGAAATTACTATAGTGCTATAACTAATATTCCTCCTAGCGCCGAATTTAACGCAGACGATTTTAATAAATTAGATGGGTTAAGTGCTGCAGGAGCAAGTGTTATCAGTTTAAGCCCAAGCGCGGCTGCTGTAACATTTACAACTACACTAACTGTAGTTGATGATATTAGTAACAAGTTTAATAATTACGAAATTTTTAAAGTAGACGGAACTAGTATTTCTCCTAAACAAATGGACAGTTATAGAGAAGGTAACACTATTACCTATGCTCCAAGAACAACTGATGGAATTTATAGTGCTAGTTTTTACTTAATACAAAACGAACACGTTGTTACAATTAAAAATACTGATATTTTTAATGATGTAATTTACAATCCTCCAAGCGGATATAGACGTGAACGTATTAAGGTAAGTGGTTATGTAACCACTAACTGGTATGGCGGATTAGATATTCCTGGATTTATATTTGATGCTGCTAGTGTAGATAGCTGGCAACCATGGCAAGACTATAATATGGGAGACATAATTCTACATCAAGGACATTATTATAGTGCAAATAAATTTTTAGCAGGGTCGGACACATTTGTTTCTAGCGATTGGTCTGTAATGTCTAAAACACCTAGCCCAGTTATTATGCCAAACTGGACTAATTTGGCAACACAATTTACAGATTTCTATAGTTTAGAAGTTGATAACTTTGACTCTCAACAACAAAAGATGGCACAACATTTAATTGGCTATCAAAAACGTCAATATCTTGAAAATATTATTCAAGATGATGTTAGCGAATTTAAATTCTATCAAGGAATGGTTCGTGAAAAAGGAACACAAAATGTTCTTAATAAGTTGTTTAATGTTTTAAGTTCAGACAACGCAGAAAGTTTAATGTTCTACGAAGAGTGGGCGTTACGTGTTGGTCAATATGGTGCCAATCGTGCATTTGAAGATGTTGAGTTTGTATTAGATGAAGGCAATTTTAATAGTAATCCTCAAGCTGTAGCACTAGTACAACATTACGATTCATCTATTAATGATTTTGTTATTCAACAAGCTGCACAAGATGTATATCTAAAACCAGCAGGATACAATTCTAATCCGTTTCCTGTGTTTGATGATACTAATCCTTACAAGCCATTGTTACGTAGTGCAGGTTATGTTAACCCAGCAGACGTATTATTAAGTTTAGGAACTATAGACGAATTAACTACACAAGACATTACTAAGTTTAATAATGGAGATTGTGTATGGGTAGCATTTGAAGGTAACAGTTGGAATGTGTATCGCTATACTGATATGAATATAACAGTAGAAAATGCAATATACAATCCTACTCTTAAACAGATAACAATTTCTACAAAATATTTGTCAGGAATAACAGCTGGAATGTATATAGGCATAAGCCAAGTTTCGCAATTTAGCGGTTTTTATAAAGTTGAAAGTGTTAATCTAAATTCTTTTGTAATATCTAAAACTGTTAACGGTTGGATAAATCCTTTTGTTGAACAAGATAGAATGGTAGTGTTTGCTATGATTAGTCAACGAACTACATCTATTAATAATCTCGATAGTGTTATAAAAAAAGATTTACTACCTGGAGAAATTGTTTGGACAGATGATGCTGGCAGTAAATCTTGGGGTACTTGGAAATATAATCCAGTGTACAGCGAATTTTTAGTTAACAATAGTTTTCCAAGCGATGAAACAAATTTTGGTTTACGTGTGTCTGTAAACAAAAAAGGAGACATGTTAGCTGTAGGCGATAACCGAGGTAATGTTGTTACATATTATCGTGCTCAGTCAAACTTATCATGGGCTGAAAAACAATTAATATCAGCTCCAACAGTATCTTCTATATCAGATAATACTCCGGTTAGTGCCATAGCCTTTAGCCCAGATGGTACTTGGCTTGCTGTAGGATCAAAATCAGCTGGATCAGTTTCGTCTAGCTACAAAGGAGAATACAATTCTTCACTTGACTACGGTTCAAACAGTATTGTAAAACTTGGAGATTCTTTATACAGAACTCTTACCGCTATTCAACATGAATATATTGTTACTGATTTCAGTGCAACTACTACAAGTTTAGGTTCAGGTGCAATCTTTGACGTGGTTGTTGTTCCAACAGCTACAAGAGTAATTGGAGATGCCACAGTGCCAACTGCAGGATACTATAATGTAGTTATAAAATATGGCGGTATTGGCTACGCTCCAGGTAACAAAATAAAAATTTCAGGAACTCAGTTAGGTGGAATATCTCCAGACGACGATTTAACAATCACTATACCAACAGATGGTGTTACAACAACTTCTAGTATAAAATTAAATGCTGCTATAACTATTTCTGGTTCTCCTTCTACACTAAACAACGGAATCTTACTAGCAAAAACTACGCCAGGTGTTAGTGGATCAGTTATATCAGGAGCAGGTGCAACATTACGTATCATAACTCCTCCTTACGGATATAGGATTGCTCCTAATTCAGGCGCCCTTGGAGGTACACGATATTCTATTGGAGATACGATTACAGTCCTTGGTAGTCAGTTAGGAGGAGTCAATGTGGTCAATGACTTTATATTAACAGTATCGTCGGTTGACCAGAATGGAGCAATTTCTAATTTTACAGTTAACGGACAACCATCTTGGCAACAAATTTCTTACATTCCTTCAGAAATTAACAGATACGGTCAATTAATTGAATCAGGATATTTTTCAATTGGTAATACTTATGAAATTAGTGTTCTAGGAACAACAGATTGGAACTACATTGCAAACACTACTGGTGTAACTTACAATGTAGGTGATACGTTTGTTGCTCGTCAAAGCGGAAAAGTTTTAGCAACTGATCTACAATCTGGATCAACATACGTTATTATATTCCAAGGCACTAGCAATTTCTTGTTAGCAGGTGCTAGTTCAAATGCAATTGGAACAGCATTTATTGCAGATGCGCCAATTACTGGAACTGGTTTTGTCTTTAACGGAACTGGTGTTGCTATTGAACAAATAAAAGCCTATGATTCGACAACAGTGGGTCAAGGTATTGTTACTTTATATAAAAAGAATAATGATAATTTTTACTCTATTGTCGATACAATCATAAGTGAAGATCCTGTTGATAATGAAAACTTTGGTGCAACTTTAGTTTTTGGACAAGATTCTTTATATGTTGGAGCATTAGGCGGAAGCTCATACGATGGATTAACAAATAATGTCGGAAGAGTTTATAAATTATCTTATGGTGTACAAAAATCTGTATCTGCAACATATAATCCTGTAGGAAGTTCGGGAGTTACATTAGTTGTATCATCTACTAATCCAATTCCTTTATATAATGTAAGCCCAGGTATGCTAGTTACTGGTACAGGATTTATCAGTGGACAATATGTTTTACAAATATTAAGTACAACTACATTAATTTTAAGCGCACCTCCTACTGGAACCCCAGATGGTACAATAACGTTTAAAACTATAGATTGGGGATATAACTCTTTCCTTGCAGGTACTACTGTTGGGGATAATTTTGGAAGAAATATTCAAGTAAGTGCTGATAATTCAATCATTGCTATTAGTACAGAAGATGGCAACGGAAATGGTATTGTACAAATCTTTAAAAATGGAATTACTTTACAGCCAATTTCAGGTACTGATGTTTCTTTTGGAACAAGTTTAAGTGTTTCAGATGACGGAGTATATATTGTTGTTGGAGATGGTACACAAAATGGAACTGTTAATGTTTATAAATTTAACGGAGCTGAATATGGCCCAACTCCATATCAAACACTAGTAGATCATTATTCAGAAATTCAAGGACACTTTGGAAACAAGGTTGCGTTTATGAATGGAGGCAAAACTATTGCTGTTTATAGTCAAAGTGGCAATGCTTCTATAACAACAACGTTTGATTCTTATGCTAAAACATTAGAAAATAATCAAGATAATCCATATCTTAGCGATACAACTTCTCAGGCAACTACACCTAGCACCTATGATAAAAATTCTACACTATTTGTCCAAACACAAATAGGTAGTGGACGAGTTGACATATATGATATGTATGGAGACAAGTGGGTGTTTAGTGAAAGTTTGCAAAGTGCAGACACAAGTTCTGATGGATATGGAATTGGATTCTCTGCAGGCGATAATACGGTAGTAGTCGGTGCACCTTATGCAACTGACCAGACACATATTCAATCTGGACAAGTTTATAGTTACGTTAAACCGTCTGACAAATACAGCTGGACTCTTGATAAGACATCTAGTTTGATTCCAATTGTTAGCCGAGTTAAGAAAGCATTCTTATATAATAAAAATCTTGGAACACTTGTATCTTACTTAGATACTATTGATCCATTGCAAGGAAAAATTGCAGGCGTTGCAGATGAAGAAATAAAATATAAATCTTTCTATGATCCTGCGGTGTATTCTGATAATCCAGGATCTGTTAATGTTAATGCAGATAACTCAAGTTACTGGTCAAAGAATCAAATTGGTCAGTTATGGTGGAATTTAAGTACCGCCAAGTTTGTTGAATCTTATTTTGATGATGTAAATTATAGAAATAATAGTTGGAACAAACTAGCCCCAGGTGCAAGTATAGATATTTACGAATGGGTTGAATCAAAATTATTGCCAGCTCAGTGGGATGCACAAGCAGATACTCCTGCTGGACTTGCTTTAGGTATAAGCGGTACAAGTTTATATGGCAATAATGTATACAGCGTAAGACAGCAATATAATAATCTTACTAAAGCATTTGTTAAGACTTATTATTTCTGGGTTAAAAATAAATCAGTAGTTCCGCATGTACCGGGACGTAATATTACAGCATTGGATGTTGCCAGTTTAATTGCTAACCCTCGCGGACAAAGTTATTCTTACTTGTCTTTGTTAGGTCCGGATTCATTTAGTTTAACTAATACTCGTCAGTATTTGAAAGATAAAGATGTAGTACTAGCGGTAGAGTATTGGTTAACAAATAAAACAGATCAGAATATTCATAGTCAATGGAAATTAATTAGTAACGATCCTATTGTGGATTTACCGTTGACATTAGAACAAAAATGGTTTGATAGTTTATGCGGTGTTGATTCGGCAGGACGTGGTGTTCCAGATTTGACTCAGCCTCCTAAACTACGATATGGTGTAGAGAATCGTCCACGTCAAAGTATGTTTGTAAATCGTATTGAAGCTCTTAAAGAGTTTGTAGAACGTACAAACAGAACATTGATTTTAAATCAAATTAGTGAAAACTATAATATTAGTGCTTTAGAAAGCTACGATACTCCTCCAACAGTGATATCAGGTCTATATGATAATACTCTTGACACTGATGCAGAGTTACCATATTTGAATATTACATCATTTAGAAAAGCAATTTTAAATCCTGTAATTACTAACGGTACAATTACAAGTATAGATATTACTTTTGCAGGTAGCGGTTATTTAATTGCACCTACAGTAACTATCGATAGTCCGGGAAAAAATGCTGTACTTAAAACAACAATTAATAGCCTAGGACAAATTACTAATGTGTCAGTAGTCAGCGGAGGCTTTGGCTACGATATTAGTAATACAACATTAACAGTAAGAACTTATTGTGTGTTAGTAAAAAGCGATAGTGTTGCCAACAATAATTGGAGTATCTATGCATACGATACTACATCTAAGATATGGTCACGTATACTTACACAAGCATATGATGTGAGAAATTATTGGAATTATGTTGATTGGTATGCAACTGGGTATAGTCAGTATAGTGCTCCAGATCATGCTGTGGATACATTTGTAGAGTTAAACACTCTTCAATCTAAAATAGGCGAACTAGTAAAAGTTCGTACAGTAAATGCAGGCGGTTGGTTGTTACTAGAAAAATATGCAAATTCGACCAGTGTTGATTGGACTCAAAGTTATAACATAGTAGGTATACAGAATGGTACAATACAATTAAGTACTAAACTTTACAACTTTGAATCTACTAATATTGGTTATGACAGCGACATATTTGATGGCGGAAGTTTTGATGTTGTTGCTAGTACAGAATTAAGAATTATTCTTAATACAATTAAAGAAAATATCTTTATTGGTAATTTAAAACAAAACTATTTAGACTTGTTCATTGCTGCAATACACTATGCACATAGTGAACAAGTATATATTGATTGGGCATTTAAAACTAGTTTTGTTCGTGCAACACATAATGTAGGTAAGTTAGATCAACCAGTAAACTACCCTGTTGATAATATTGCTAACTTTGAAGATTATGTTTCAGAAGTTAAACCATACAGAACAAAATTAAGAGAATATATTAGCAACTACACAGGTTTAGAAGTTGGACAAAGTGCCATTACTGATTTTGATTTACAACCTGTTTATTCAAATAACAAAGTTGTACCAGTTGATACTATATTTGACGGAACTGGTGTATCTTCTAATAACTCTGTTATACAAACTTATCCTTGGAAATTCTGGAATGATAATTTAGGATTTGTTGTTACAGATCTTGTTATTATCAGCGGAGGTTCTAATTATATAACTCCTCCACAAGTTATTATAACTAGCGAAAGTGGTTCTGGTGCAACAGCTCAGGCATTTATAGTTAATGGTGCTGTAAGTAGAATAGTATTAACTAATCCTGGAACAGGATACTTGTCTACCCCAACAGTTACTATTTCAGGAGGACTTGGCCCAATAGGAATATCAGCCAGGGTAATTGCTGTTATTGGTAAAGGTGTAGTTCGTGGTTCGTTAATTGGAATAAAATTTGATAGAACTGACTATACGTATTATAATACAGTATTACAAAAAACACAAACGTTCACTGGTTCTGGTAGCAGATTGCAATGGGCGTTGACTTGGGCTCCTGATACACGTATTGGTCAAAATACAGTTACTATCAATGGCATACCTGCACTTAGAGAAAATTATAAACTTTCTGTTATTAAAGCAAAATATAACGGCTATACACATTACACTGGAGTTATTACTTTTTTAACACCTCCGTCTAATCAGAGTATTATAGTTGTTACATATAAGATAAATCAATCTTTATTAAATGCTGTTGACCGCATTCAATATTACTATAATCCAACAAGTGGCCAACTAGGAAAAGATCTTACACAGTTATTAACTGGAACTGATTATGGTGGCGTACAAGTTAATGGTTTAGGATTTAATAGTATTCACGGTTGGGATTCAAACCCATTTGGAACTGATACTTGGGATAATTTTGATAGTAATTATACTGACTATTTTGTTACAGCTACTGCAGATCAACTTAGATCTTTTACACTACCTTATCAATTGAATCCTGGTACTGAAATAAACGTATATCATGCTGCAAGTACTGAAGATAGAACAACCATATCTGCACTGAACTCTAATCAAATTAAATTTGAGTATAATATTTTAGCTACTACCGTAGTTGTAACATCAGTAGTTACAAAAACAGCTGCAGGACCTACAACTACGTACAACCCAGTAGGAAGTTACTATACTACACTTACTGTTTCCGACGCTACTGGAATTTTAATAGGAATGGCTGTTGTTGGAACAGGTTTTACTAGCGGACAAACAGTGACGTATGTTGATTATACTAATAAAACATTAACTTTGAGTAAAGCTCCTGATAGTACACCAACAGGCGTATTAACATTTACATATAACTATGCTGGTAGTAATAAACTTACTTTAAATAGCGTTGATGGAATTAATTTAGGAGATGTTGTTACTTCAGATGCTGTATCAGTATTTGCATACGATACGGTAGTTGAAAATATTGACACTAATACAAATACAATTACATTAGGAACACCAGATTCTTCTACTACTTTAAATGCAAACAATATTAGTGGTGACGGTCACACAGTTACAATAACGTTTGACACTCAAAAATATGTTCCATTTGAATCTGGTACTACTATTATTGTAACAGGATTTATTCCAAATTCTTACAACGGCATTTATAAAGTCACCAATGCATCATTTAATTTTGTAAGTTTTACAAGTTTGTTGCAAGCACCTTCAACTACAATTGGTACTGTAAGTTTAATTTTAAATTCTGTAATCTTTAAGGATCCTGCACAAATTAATAATTATTATCCAATTGTTAATGGCAATTCGATACAGTTTACTAAACTACTAAAAGATACAATCGATATGGTAGTAAATAACGACGGTACAGTAGTATTATTATCTTATGTTCCTGCAATTGGAGCAGAAATTGTTATCACTGGAAAAACAAGTCCTGTAAGATTAGACGATCCAAAATTTGGAACAGTGGATCAGAAAAATTCTAAGGCAAAAATGCAAACACCGTTCCCGGTATTTTCAGTTACTGTTACTAGTCCGGGTCGTTATACTCAGTTGCCTGCAATAACATTTAGCGATTCTGATCTCAATGCTCCAAGTTATACAGCATCAGCAACACCAATAATGAAAGCTGTTGATGTATCTTATAACGGAAACAATCTCGGAACTGGCTATACTGTTGGCGACATACTAGTAGCAACTCCACAGTATGGTCCTGCTAATGTAACAATGATCAATTCTTCTATAGTTAATTCAACACTAGTTGTAGGAACTATAACTTCTGGCGAAATTTATCCAGGAATGATTTTAACCGGATCAGGAATTGCACAATTTGATTCATTAATCAGCACAGGAATCCGTGGCGATGGAACAATCGCAACTATCACATTTGCAACTCGTGCTAGTATACCATTTGCATTAGGCCAGTATACAGAAGTATCTGGATTTCCTAATGGATTTAACGGAAAATATATAGTTACTGATGTTACTGACCATTCTGTTTCTTATGAAAACACCACGGTGTTATCGCAAACATTTGTAGTTGGTACAGTTTCTAGCGTTGATATAACATACATTACAGGCCTTGATCCGTCTAGTCATGGAACTGGCAATGGCAGTTTCTGGACATTAAATCGTAAATTAACTACCGCTTCGACTACTATTACTGGTTCGAGTGCTGTTATTTTACAAGTAACAAGAACAGCCAGCTTTACAGAAATTGGACCAATTGATGAATTACAAATATTGTCTTCAACAATATATGAAGGTGGAGTTGATGAAGCCAGCCAATCATTAATGGGAGGCACTGGTCAAAATGCAACAATTACTTTAGTTTATGGTGTGGACTCTGTTGTATTAGCAAATCCAGGTAGTGGATATTTAAATAATCCAACTATTACATTTGAACAAGGTATTGAAACCGCTACAGCAACTGCTACAATTAGACAAGTGGTTAATTCTTCTACAGCAAATACAGTTGTGACAATATCTGATAGTTATCCAGTGACTGTTGGTGATGAATTTGTTATTCGTCAAGCATCTAGTGATGGATCAGTTGCACCTGCTGATCAAGATTATGATACATCGATTACTGGCGGCGATTTAGCTTATACTACAGCAACTGGTATTTTAGCAGATGATATTATCATTGATGGTGACGGATTAGTAACACCAACATCTAGTCCTGCTCCAGAAGAAGTAATGCCAGGACAAGTAGTTGATACATTGGCTATTAAAGTATACGATCAAACATACAATGCTGGAGCAAAAGTTAAAATTGACAACTATGTTGGCGATGGTAGCTTATTAACATTTGCATACAGTCAATTATTAAACAATCCAGGTGCGATTGTAGTAAAAGTTGATAATGTAATTAAAGTAGCGGGTGTGGATTATAATGTTTCATTTAATCAGAACAGAATTGTTTTTGTTCAACCACCTGCAGCTAATAAAATTATTAGTATTTTTACTATTGGTATTAATGGTCAAAATATTTTAGACGGTGATTATTTTATTTGTGATGGAATTACATCAGAATTTATCACCAGAGCTAAATGGCTGGATACTGTTTCATCTGTAATTTATTTAAATGGTGTATTAGTAAATCCTATATTGTTTAAAACAGACAATACATACTCGTTAGGCGGTATGATTGGTTTGCGTTTTAGTGTAACTCCTGCAGCAGGATCTGTAATAAACTATATTATCGTAGCAAGTGCTATTCAAACGGTTGCAGTTACGCAAACTGAGTTATTACCGTTGTATGCAATACCTCAGAATACATTTAAATTAGATAATCCTGTTGGTGTTGGTTTACCTGCAGAATCAAATATGATTGTAATAGTTGACAATACTGTATTGGAAGCTCCTGCTAATAGTTATTTTACAATAACATCTGATACGCTTGCTTATACTATTTCAGCTGACCAGTTTACTTTAAATGCTGTTCAGTATTCAGATGTTAGGGTGTATATTGATAAAAAGTTAATAGCTTTGAATAAAGAATATGTTGTTGACCTAACTGGCCTTACAGTGACGTTGCGTAAAAAAATACGTGATAAGAATATAGGAAAACAATTAGTTGTTAGTATTAGAACCAATGCAGAGTATTCTTATGATTCTACAACTGGAGATTTAACATTAAATAATTCTTATGATAGCAGTCATAAAATTCAAGTATTAACATCTTATAATCATGATATATTAGATCTTGAAAGAACTACAGTTAATATTTCTTCATTAGTATCTTCGATACCAGGATCTGTTGATTATTATCGTTATCAAGATGCAACACGTGGAATTATCAATTTAAATCATACTGTACCTGACGAAGAATATGCTTGGATTATTCAAAACGGACGTTTGTTAACTCCGTTAATTGATTATCAGATGCTATCAAATCACCAAAGTGTGCAATTAACAGTTCCACCTGCCCCAACTGATAAGATTTCAGTGTTATTGTTTAACAACAATGTACCACAACCTGGAATTTCATACATGCAGTTTAAAGACATGTTGAACAGAACTGTTTATAAGAGACTGGCACTCAACCGACATACACTATTGGCACAAGAGCTAAATTGGTATGACACACAAATTGTAGTTAAAGATGGAACAGTTTTAACAACACCAAACCCTTCAACTAACAAACCAGGTGTGATAGAAATTGCCGGTGAACGTATCGAATATTTTAAGAAAGATCTTAATATATTAAGTCAGTTACGTAGGGGAACTTTAGGAACTGGTGTTAGATCTTATAGTAATGTAGGAACAAGTGTACAAGATATTGGTACAGATTCTACTATCCCGTACAGTGATATTACCGATGTGAGGCCAATTATTTCAGATGGAGTAACTACAACATTCAATCTAGACCTTGGATTTACATTAGATCCTACTTTTACAGACTATAATTCATTATTTGAAGTATTTGTAGGCGGACAGGATGACTTAAGAAGATTGAAAAAATATGATTATGTTCATTACAATCCTACTTTAGCTCCTTACAGTCCAACAATTCCTATCTCTGATACAGATCCAGTTGGTACAATTAAAGACGGCGATGAAAAGTTTGCTAAAGAATTTGTTGTTTCTAATGTAACTACAGCAGGATCAGTAATAACATTGGCAAACGTAGTTACACAAGGTACTCAAATTACGATAATTAGAAAGAGCGGCCAGTCGTGGGACGGCGACCATTCTGCTAATCCTGTTAATATATTGAATGATGTAAGTAATATTGCATCTTTCCTTAAGGCCACTCCGGGTATATGGTATACTGGATTTAACAACAACAGAAAACTAACTATAGATAGTTCTAAAGTAACATTCGACAGCGGTAATGTAACATTAGACAAAGGATAAAAAAAATGACACAACAAATTTTAAATTATGGAAATTCAGTTAATGACGGCACCGGCGACACATTGCGTGTTGCCTCAGTCAAAATAAATGATAATTTTACAGACTTGTATACAAAAGTAACTTCCTTAACCGGACTTACATTACCTCCGCAAACAAACTTTCAAAATGGTTTGTTAACTACTGACGGATTATCTTTAAGTTGGACAGCATCGCCTATCACCGTAGATAATTTACTAGTAGCATCGGGTCAGTATAGTAATCCAATTTGGATTACTAGTTTAGCTTATTCTAAACTTACAGGTGCACCGGTACTTAGTGCTGTAGCAACTACTGGAAGTTATCAAAGTCTATTGAATAAACCTGTATTTGCTGCTGTGGCTACTAGTGGCAGCTATAACGATTTATTGAATTTACCTACAATTCCAGCCGCACAAGTTAATAGTGACTGGAATTCTAGTTCTGGAATTTCTAGAATTTTAAATAAACCAACACTTGCTTCAGTAGCAACTAGTGGTAGTTACAATGATTTGTCAAATAAACCATCACTTTCTACAGTGGCAACTAGCGGTAGTTACAACGATTTATCTAATAAGCCATCATTATTCAGCGGTGCTTATTCAGATCTAACTGGTAAGCCATCATTGTTTAGTGGTGCATATTCAGATCTAACTGGTAAGCCATCATTGTTCAGCGGAGCCTATGCAGATTTAACTGGTAAGCCAGATCTAAGTGTTTATCAATTAAGCTCATCTGCATTCAATGGAAATTATAATAGTTTAACTAACAAACCGTCTCTTGCAACAGTAGCAACTAGCGGTAGTTACAGTGATTTGTCTGGAACTCCAACACTTTCTACAGTTGCAACTAGTGGGGACTATAGAGATCTATCGCATACACCTAGTATTCCTTCTATTGGAAATTTTGTATTTACTGGTAGTACAATAACTTCCACTGGAAATTCTACAGTTGAAATTGATGAAAATGTATTAGTTAAAGAATCAATCTCAATACAAACTTCTGCTACTTCAGGATCTTATAATTCTGTTTTGAATTTCAATAACACAGCTGGGTTATCTGTGTTTTCTATAGATGCATCGTTTGCTTCCCCTGGTACAGCAACCGTATCGTTGTTAGCTAGCTCTGGAGGATCTAGTGAAAACAATGTATCTAGAAATATGGACATTGGTACAACAAACGGCAGTGTTAATATCAAACACGGTACTAGCACCTTGTTTACAACTAGTTTGAGCGGAATTGACGGATCTTTAAAATTAGCTAACGGGGCGATGACTTCTGATACTAATATAATTGATATCTTTACTAATACCTCATCTCCTAATTTCGCAGAAGTTTACTTGCATGACAATACTGAAGTAGCCATTACAGCAGATGGCGCCATAACAAACTGGTCGTTTAAATCAGGAGGTATGCTATCTTTACCGCCTACAAACAATAATGTTAATATCGATGCTAGTGCCGCAGGTGTAATAACTTTGAATACAAACGATACTGTTACTTTTACAAGTTTTAGTGGTATGATTATTATCAACGATAACGATAACGGATATGTATACACTTACATAATGGGCAGTGGATCTGATCCAGTGTTATTGGGTACAACTAATTTGAATCCAACCTTAACTGATTGGGTAACATTTGTAGCTGGAACAGGAACTTACGTCTTTACTAACAAAGCTTCGTCTCGAGACTACAACTTTGTTACCATAAAAACAAGAAATAATGCCTAAAACGGGATTAAACTACCAGATTATATCCGTTGATAAATATAAGATAAAGAGAGATAGATATGCAGACTAAAGACGCAACAGGGATTCATATAGAAGGTCATATTAAAATTTATGACCCAATTTCTAACGAAATTTACATCAACAAACGTAATGCTATTCATTATGAAAATATGAGTATAGCTATTGTTGAAGCTATGACTAACAGCGGAAACGGCTTTGTATATAATATTGCATTTGGTAACGGCGGAACTAGTATTGACCCTACAGGAATTATTACATATCTAACTCCAAATAGCAGTGGAACTAATGCTAGTCTTTATAATCAAACTTATAGCAAGGTAATTGATCCTAGTTCAAGTACCAATGTGGATCCAACACGTAATTTTACTGAAGTACGCCACGTAACTGGTCAAAATTATACTGATATTTTTTGTACTTGTTTATTAGATTACGGAGAGCCTAGCGGTCAAGCTGCTTATGATACAAACAGCGACGGTGTTAACACTTATGTATTCGATGAATTAGGTTTACAAAGTTATAGTAGTACTGGACAAAGTTTGTTATTAACTCACGTTGTATTCCATCCGGTACTAAAAAGTTTAAATCGTTTGATTCAAATTGATTATACAGTACGTATTCAAAGTCTAACTGGCCTAGTAGGAGTATAATCGATGTCTTATAAAATTCAATATACTGAGTTAAACAATCCAAATAAGCCTCCTATTACTGTAGAAGATCAAAAAATTGATTCTACCAGTACCAGTATAACATTTGTAGGTAAAAACTATAATAGCGGTTATGGTCAACTAATTGCAACAGATTTTTTACATATATTAGAAAATTTTGCCAATCCAACACCTCCTTCAAATCCTGTACAAGGACAACTATGGTATGATAATGCCAATAGTCTTTTAAAAGTATATGATGGCGGGACATGGAATCCAGCAGGTGCAATTAAAAAAGCCAGTAGTAGTTCAGATATTTTAAGTCCAGTTAGCGGAGATATTTGGGTTAACACCGCTACTAGTCAGTTATATGTATATTCTGGATCAAGTTGGATTTTGGTAGGTCCGCAATTTAGTTCAGGATCTTCAACAGGTCCGGTTGCAGAAGAAATTATTGACACTGGTAATCAACCTCATTTTGTTGTTACATTTTATGCATCTGGTAGTAGAGTTGCAATAGTAAGCCAAGATAGTTTTATTCCTAAAACAAGTTTAAATGGTTTTGCATCTATAAAGAAAGGTGTAAATTTATTCAGCGACGGTACAGATCCTGCATTAGGTGCTAGTGCAGGTCTATGGGGAACAGCACAATCGGCAAACGGATTGCTTGTTAATAATAAAGTAATTGCTTCAACAAATTTTTTAAGAGGAGATGTTGCTAGTACCAGTAACAGTCCTTTAAATATTCAAGTTAACGATGGTATAAAACTTGGTAGTGATTTGAGTTTTCAAATCAAAACAACTGGTGTATCGACACAGTTAGTTTCTAGTAACCCTAATAATAACATATCTTTTGTTTTAACTGATTCTACAAATACTACAAATACAGTTATTCAAGTAAATGCTAACGGACAAGTGGGTATAAACAATCCAAGTCCTTCTGCATCTGCCGCGTTAGATGTAATAGGTAATGTAAAAGTTAGTGGAAATATTGACATTGGTGGCAATCAAACAATTACAGGATCGTCGACAGTAACAGGTGTAAGTAATTTAAACGACGATACTTATATTGGCGGTCAATTATATATTAATTGGAATTCAAATGGTACTCCAACTTCTGGATCAGCACTACTTCCAACGGCCACACAAGTATATGATATTGGTAGTAGTACATTAAAATTTAGAAATATCTACGCTCAAAATTTTGTAGGAAATTTTAGTGGAACATTTGCAGGATATGTAACTGGTGCCGTTGACGGTAGTGCGACACAACTAGCTAATCCTACTATTTTTAAATTAACAGGCGATGTTACAAGTAATTCTGTTTCATTTAATGGAGCAAGTCTAGACGGTACAGCTACTTTTAATACTGTAATCAGTACAAATTTTATTACAAATCAACAAGTATCAAGTGATTCTAGTACTCTTAATTCATCTTTTCCAGACACATTATTAGTATATAAGCAAGGAACACAGTCACTTGCTCAAATGACCAAACAAACATTTTTTAAACATGTTCCATTGGTTCCAATTGGTTGTATATTACCATTTGCAGGCCCTGCTTCAGCTGTTCCGGCCGGTTTCTTATTATGTGATGGTAGTGAAGTATTGCAAAGTATCTATACAGATTTGTATAAATTAATTGGATATACCTACAGTAACGGATCTAGTGCAGGATTATTAGGTGCTGGTACATTTAAGTTACCTGATTTAAGAGGACGTTTCCCACTTGGACTTGATAATATGAATAATAATATCAAAGTTCCAGCAAGCGGTGGATCATCTAGCGTCTATACAGTAGGCAGTGCGGCAAACAGAGTTAGTGAAACTACCGCAGATAACCTTGGAGCAGGATCAGACAGTTTAACTGGCCCAGGACGTTCAAGTGTTGCACTATCGACAAGTCAGCTTCCACAGCATACTCATAACTTAAATAGTCCTAAAGGTATTCAATACTATGCAGTTGGTGATACTACAAGTACACCGGATGGCAATCCAACAGTAATTGGACATGGTTTGGCCAGTACAACCGGCCTAACACGAGGTTTACCATCTGCTGGACCGGTTGTTGATTCTTCTACTGGAGCAACAGTTACAGGACAAGCAGTGAATGTGATGAATCCATATCTTGCTATTAACTACATCATCTATACCGGAGCTAACATATAATGGCATACCCAATAATTAAAACTGATGGAACACAATTAACATCGGTTCTAGATGGAACCGTTGATCAGCTAACAACAGATTTAACCTTAATAGGTAAAAATGCCACTGCATACGGTTTATCTTTAAATGATAATTTTGTTCATCTATTAGAAAATTTTGCAAATACTACACAACCTAATAATCCATTAATGGGTCAGTTATGGTTTGACACATCTACAAAAAAATTAAAAGTATATGACAGCGATTCACAATCGTTTAATGTTGCTGGAGGTACAACAGTAAGCACAACACCTCCTAGTAGTTTGTCAGCAGGTGACTTTTGGGTTGATAGTACAAATCAGCAATTATTCTTTAGCGATGGTTCGAATTCAGGACCAATACTTGCAGGACCCATTTATACAGCTAATCAAAAAGCTTCTGGTTTTAATGTTTTAGATGTTTTAGATGTTAATAGTTTGAATCATGTAGTAGTAGAACTACGAGTTAATTCTCAATTACTTGGTGTATTTTCTAAAGATTCATTTGTCCCACAATCTAATCAAGGTTTAGAAAATACATATCCAACCAGTCTAGTTCCAGGATTTAATGTAAGTTCGTATCCAGGTATTATGTTTGATGTTCCTGCAAATACGGCAGAGTCTTTAACTGACGGAGTTAATAATTATACATCCTCTTCTTTTGTACAAACAACAGGAAATAGTATTATTGATACTGATTCTAGTGGCTTAGGCGGTTTGTATATTAAAGCTAACAAGCAACTAGTACTAGGCCCAAGCGGCAATATAGAAATTAGCGTTCAACCTGAGTATTCAGGACCAGTAACATTCCAAATTAAATCAACAACAGACAATCAAAATTTTGATATAAATTTAAGAAACACAAGTTCTTCTAATCAGTCTGCATTTTTTATCGACGCTCAACAACAGTTTACTGGAATTTATACAAACTTACCAACAGCAACTTTAGACGTTAATGGTACATTTAGAATAAGAAATACAGTTACATACGGCGGACTTAGTGACACTACGGTTCCTCCAACATCGACTAGTACAGGCCATCCAGGACAAATAGTATGGGATTCAAATTGGATTTATGTTTGTATTGCTGAAAATTTATGGAAGAGATCACCATTAAGTAGTACTAGTTGGTAAGATGAAAACAAATAAAAGATATACGGAGCGATAAAGATGGCATATTCAATAACCCGATATAATAAACAACCGCTTGCTACGGTTGTTGACGGGACAGTCGATAACTCACTAGATATTACTCTAGTTGGTAAGAATCATTCTGGCTACGGTCAGGCATTGAATGATGACTTAGTATGGTTACTTGAACATTTTGCTTATCAAAATCCTCCTCCAAGACCTATTTTAGGGCAAGTGTGGTTTGACTCTACTCCTACAAATTTAAAATTAAATGTTTATTTTGACGAAACAAACAAGTTATGGAAAACCATAGCAATTAACAATGTTAGTAGTACACAACCAGTAAGTGCAACACTGGGTGATATGTGGTATGATACCACTAACAATCAGTTAAATGTTTATAATGGATCTAACTATACAATGGTTGGCCCACAAAGTGTTACTGGATTCGCGGCAACACAAATGCAAAGTGTTGCAATAACAGATAATGCTATACCAAGCCATGCTCATGCTGTACAACGAGCTGTAGTTAACGGTACAACTTTATTCATTGTAAACGCAGATGCTGATTTTACTCCTAGTCCTGCAATACCTGGATTTCCTATAATCTATTCAGGTGTAACAATAAACAATTCTTATGAATATCACGGTACTATTACAAATGCTAATAAACTTGGAAATAATCTTCCAAGTTTTTATGCACCTTTAGTAGATACAGTATTTCCTACACTGACTAAATTCCCAGATGAAGGTATTGTTATTGGTACAACATTACCAGTTTTGACTTTATCAAATAGTCAATATGGTCCTACAGTTTATGCTCCCGATAGTAATACACTAACCTTACAAAATAATGCCGGGGCTATACAAATTATTGGCGGAAATATTTTACCAACAGGATTGAGTAGTTCAAATTTAGGAAGCAATTCATTACAATTTGGAACAGTATATGCAAACACATTTACCGGTACAGCAGCTCAATCAAATTTATTAAATGTAAGTGGATATTATAGACAAGCAAGTGTTGGAGCTCCAGGATTACCAACAATCAATACTATTGTTGTTAGAGATGGATCTGGAAACATTAATGTTAACAATATTTCAAGTGCGAATATTTCAGCTAATGCCGTAACCGCTCCTAACTTTTACGGTAATGCGACTACGGCTACTAATGCAGATCATGCTAACTCAGCTACCTCAGCTGTAACAGCTGATTTAGCTTTGTTAGTACACTGGGCAAATATCCCAGATAAACCTACAAACTTTGTTTTTAACGATAATAATACAGTCACTTGGAACATTAATATTAGCGGAGAAACTACTGGAATTCATTACGGTCCAACTTTTGGATCTTTAAATGGAGATCTTTATTCATCAAACAACATATTGTGGTTTAATTATAATGCAGGAACTTTTGGATTTAATGGAGCTCCAATTTTTGGATCATTTACTGGACCGTTAACTGGTAGTGTAACTGGCAATGTTGCTGGTAATATTACAGGTAGCGTTCATATTGCTACTGATCATTTCCAAGGAAATGTAGTTGGTAATGTAACTGGTAATGTAACTGGCAATGTTGCTGGTAATGTAACTGGTGCTGTACATACAGCTACTGATCATTTCCAAGGAAATGTAGTTGGTAATGTAACTGGTAATGTAACTGGCAATGTTGCTGGTAATGTAACTGGTAATACTACTGGTTTGCATACTGGCAATGTTACAGGAAATGTAACTGGTAGTCTGTACGGTTCTAACAATACACAAGTTTTTAATTCTTCTACGAATCAAATAGGTTATACTTCTGCAAATATTGTAGGTAATGTAACAGGAAATGTAACTGGTAATGTAACTGGCAATGTTGCTGGTAATGTTACAGGCGCTGTGCATACAGCTACAGATCATTTCCAAGGAAACGTAGTTGGTAATGTTACAGGCAATTTAACTGGAAATGTTACAGGTAACGTAACAGGTAATACTACTGGTTTGCATACTGGCAATGTTACAGGCAATGTAACTGGTAATTTATTTGGCAATGCAGATACAGCTTCTAATTCTGTAAATGCAGCACACTTGTTTTTAAATCAAACAGCCGGCGTTGGCACTTACTATCTATTAGGTGCAAGTGAAGTTGGCACTGCATTTCCAGGACAAAATGAATCAATTTACAATACAGGATTGTCATTTAATGTACAAAATGGTACATTAACAGCTACAACATTTAGTGGCACATTACAAGGTGATAGTTACGGAACACATCGCGGAGCTGTAATTGGTGATGTTACAGGTAATGTTACAGGTAACGTATCTGGTAATGCTGGTTCAGCCAATGTTCTCAATACTTCGGGAGTCATTGGGCCAGAAGATAATTCAACCTACGAACCTCGTAACGAATTAACACTACGTGGAGTTTATAATAATCCAGGCTATCCGACTACATACGGTAATTTAATTACCTTAGGCGGTGGTGGTGGCGGAGAACTATTAGTTGGCTGGAGTGGTTCAACTGGTGCTCATTCAGACAACTTTATACGTAGTCGCAGAGATACAGGTACTACTTGGAGTCCATGGGCAAAGATTCTTACTGATGTAAATTTTGGTAATACTCTTGCTAGAGTTGCTGCTACTGGAGATTATAATGATTTATCAAATACTCCTTCGATACCTCGTCAAATTGCTAGCCCGCAGGCACAATTACAAAATATAGTACAAACTATTGTTGGATCTATAGATTTGTATACAGCATATTCTAGTTCAAGTTCAAGTACAACTAGCGGATTTGGATCAGGGTGGGGTACTACTATAACTAATGCAACATTGAGCGAATACGGTACTACTGGTACGGTTACATTTACTGTAGACCTTGGTAGCTATCTTGGTTTAAGTAATGATTCAAATAATCTTCGCTGGAAAGGCAATTATGATTTAAATGTCATGGCTAGCTTATCAAATATATATGATGCACGTATTAGCTATTACGGATTATCTCCAGCACAATGGAGTGTATCAGTAACTCCTTCTTCTTACGATAGAAATAGTTATTATTATGGATTTTTTACCATTTATCTAACTATATCTGGAGATCACTGGTATCACGGAACTAGTATTACAGCTGGCTGGATTGGAATTGGAAGCAGAACAAACAATGTCTATAATCCGTAAATTTAGCGTTCCTTACACTCCAGGTATGCTCGATGCACTTCCTGACCTGGATATAACATCAATTACTGATGTATATTTCAGCGACAATAAATTTGGTAGTGCAAGAACTATATTTGGTAATAAAGAAATGTTCACCGAGCTATATGCTATCAGAGAAAAATACGGAATTAAACTACACTACTTAGTGAACCCAAGCGTTTATAGTAATGAGTTTTACGAACAAGTTCCAGATTTAATTGCTCATGTAAAAGATATCGATGCTGACATTGTAACTCTTAATAATACATATTTGCTAAGAGCTGGTATCATTAATGATTTTCGCCAACACAAGCCAGATTTAATTTTAAAAAATAGTGTAAACAATCTAGTGCGTACACTTAAAGATTTTATTTTTATGCATGAAGTTTTACAAGTTACTAGTATAATAGTTGACCGTAGTTTGAATCGAGATTTAGATACACTTAAAAAAATGAGTGACTATGCTAAACAGCATAATATTAAAATTACTATGTTAGTTAACGAAGGTTGTATTGTAGATTGCAAATGGAAACAATGGGACGACCTTATTATTAGCCAAGTTAAATTTCAAGATAAACGTGACATAACTACTAAGGTACATAATACACTTGGATGTGTAAAATATTTTAATGATAAACCATCCGAATGGTTAAAAACAGCTTTTACATTTCCCAATGATTTAGACAAATTTGGAGACATGGTAGATACTATTAAAATTGCAGGTAGAGGATTTCCAATAATGCGTTGGTATAAAGTTATCGATGCATATCAAAAAGGTAGTGGAAATATTCAGTTTGGAGATTTATTAAGTACTACTGGTAATTTTGGTCTTGCAAATATATTGATAAATGAAATTACAGAGCAGGGTTTTAATCAACTAACTAATAATTGTAAAACAGTATGCGGAACAGAGTGTAATCATTGCGATAACGTATACAATAAATTAACAAGGAACATAGTATGACAACGGCACCTGATGCAGGATTAACAACAGTATCAACAGGATGGACAGCAGATAAAACTTATTCAGTAAGTTTTTCAACAGTAACACGACTAATCATAGGATTGTACGGAGCACTAGCACCATTTGCAGATATTGTTCATAATGATAGAAGTATTGAAAATCACTATATTGGAACTATGACTAAAGAAATGCACGATGCAATAGCTGAAAGTATTTTAAATCCTAGTCATTTATCTTTTTGGATGCCAGATAATACACTAAAAGTTAGAAAAATGATGGTAGAGTTTGGCCCTAACACTTACTTAGATAATAAGAAAAATGCTATAGTAGGTGTTGATAATACTGTAACATTAGTACCAAGTGTTGTCGATCAAGACGGAAAAGTTTGGAACGATATTACACAAATTGAAATTAAAAATTTACAAAAATTAGATTTTCCTATGAGTATCAATGGTGCTGCAACTGATGCTTATAAGACTAAAACAACAAATGGTGCTCCTACAACATTTAAACTTGAAAAAACGGGTAGAGCAACTATCAGATTTAAAGCTCTTGTACCTGAGCTTTCGTCAGTATGGCTTAGTTTATATCCAGAGTTATACGGCTACGATGCAGATCAGTTAGCAGCATTCAGCACTTGGGTAGAATCACAGCCTAAATAAATACTAGAATAAGGAAAGATCAGAATGTCATACACAATAAATCATTACAATGGAAAACCAATCGGAAACGGGCTAACTGTAGCTCCGGGCACCATTGATAATTCACTTGATATTACTTTAATCGGTAAGAACTACGCAGGTTACGGCCAAGCACAAAATGAAAATTTTATCTATTTGCTAGAAAATTTTGCAAATGGAACTCAACCAACTAACCCATTAGCTGGTCAAATTTGGTTTGATACTACTAAAAATAAATTAAGATTTTATGATGGTAGCAGATTCCGTACAGCAGGTAGTGCAGAATCTACACCATTTAATCAACCACCTAGTGGATTGAGTATTGGTGATTTTTGGTTTGATACTACTAATAAACAATTGAATGTTTATAACGGAGATCCTGTAAATTCTTTTACACCGATTGGACCATTCACTACTAGTACCAACAGTGGAACAACACAGTTTTCTATTAAGAGTTTACAGGAGCAAGGTTCAAATACTTCTCATAATGTAATTGAATCTGTCATCGATGGATCTAACGTAATTTTCACAGTTAGCAATGCAAACTTTACATTAAACACTATCACTAGTGTAACTTCTGGTTTTACAGATGTTAAACAAGGTATTACATTAAATTCTACAACACAAACTAACGGTGTATGGAGTAGTACTGGTTATAAATTCTGGGGAACAGCAACAAATTCTGATGCATTAGGCGAAATAAGTTCTAGCAATTATGTACGCGGTGATATTCCTAGTACATTTTCAAATCTTGTAACTTTCTCAGATTCTGGAATTAATTTAGGCACTAGTTTATCTATTACAAATCCACAGTATACATTTGGTACTGGTCAACCACAAACAACTCCTGTTATCACAAGTAACATTGATGGTATTCCTATTGTATTTAGAACTACATCTGGTGCTGCAAAAATTATTACTCTACAACTGTTAGGCAATATAGTTTATCCAGGTGCTGCCGATCTTACAGACATTGGATCTACTAGTGCTAGATTCCGTGCTATTCATGCTTCAAATACTAGTATTCAAAGTGCTGACTTAGCAGAAAAATATCTTGCTGATAATGAATATGAAGTTGGTACTGTAGTAACAGTAGGCGGAGAAAAAGAAATTACTTCTTGCGGAAAAGACGATAAGGCAATCGGAGTAGTTAGTGGCAATCCTGGTATTAAGATGAATGACGATCTCGAAGGCGGAACTTATGTTGCGTTAAAAGGTCGTGTTCCTGTTAAGATTTACGGTGCAATTACCAAAGGCTCTAGAGTTAAACCTTACGGTTCTGGATGGGGTAAAGCTGTAGCTCAACCTGACCCAGATGTATTTGCTATGGCATTAGAAAGTAATTCCGATGCGGGAGTTAAATTAGTTGAGTGTGTTATTCTTTAATAGAATTAAACATTGGAAATATTTCGCTAATGACTTTGGCACATGCAATAGCAACTTCTTGATGTTCTTTTTGTGTACCATTTGCACTACGTAAATCGATAAAATGAATCCAACTGCGTAGTGTACCGTTCATATACAACCGGCTTTCAATCAACCCTTCGGGTAATACAGCACGAGCTTGTTCTTTGGCAATGCCTTTGCTAATAGCCCATTCATATGCATCGCGGCTTTGTTTAATAACTAACTCTTGCATACGTTCCCATTGATAGGCTAAAAAACGATCTTCGTCGTTATTATGAACATCTAGTTCTATACTGTTTTGTCTATTTTTTGTGTCTTGCTTTCTAGCATCTCTACGTACAAACGACAAGTCTCGAGTAGGGTCAGCATATCGCTGACTGAACTCTTGGAAGCTGAAACTTCTGTGTCTAAGGATTTGTCGGGCAATATCTCTAGTGGTTGTGATTTCAATGCAAGCTGAGACCATTTCAAGTGGGCTCCAGTGCTTGTGTTTGACGAGGTATTGTATGAGTTTTTCCGACGTGGAAGTGTTGAGCTGATTGGAGGGATTGGATACACGGGCGCAATAGGCAATGAGCTCTTGGGCGTCATCAATTCCCATGCTTGCAAATTCTTCGGTTGGCTGGCTGAAACTAAGCAGTCTAACATTCATATATTTATAGCTTTTTTTTCTTTAAAAACTTTTGCGTACTACGTTCGATGTCTTTTTTAACTAATTTTGTATCTAATTTAAAGTCTACATTATCAATAGAATCTTCATAATTTTTACAAATATCTGAGAGATTCTTTTCAAAGGCACTCCAACCATCACGTTTAGTTTGTGCTGTTATTTTTATTTCCCAAATTTTGCCATTTTTAAAATTGACCAATACCGTATGCAAATACCTGAGAGGTATCACATTCAGTTGTACTTCACCGAATACTTCTGGCCAATGCTCTATGACATCCTTGGGAAGAACTCTTCCCGTTGGTGTCATTTAGTGGCTTTTTTCTTGGTAGGAACCAATTCCTCTGCTAGGCGTCTAAAATTAGCAGCTTCTTTTGCTAACTTATCTGCTTGACTACGATAGTATTTTGCTTTGGCTTCTGGTTCATCTGGTACGAGTGCGGTTTTGACAGTTGCTGAAACTTTTTCAGGAGCTTGTTCAATTGCCAGCTCTGGTTTCTTTTCAACTGGTTTATCATTCGTACTTTCTGTAAGAGCAAGTTCGTCGATTGGCACACCGCGTTGTTCGGCAATAATTTGATTCAACTCACTCAACAAAATACTAGTCTGTAGAGTAGGTGTCATTTCAATAGCGCCTGTTGGTGCTTTAATCAATCGATTATTTGCATGTAACCATGGCAACATACGTGAACCGTCCGGGAATTGTGTACGATCCATTGCTTGAGCAAGTTCGTAGGATTCCTGTCCAGCTGAACTTTCTACCAAGTTAATAATTGCATCATGATAGATATCGGGCATGTTCTCTGTTGGAACAATTAGGCAATGGTATGCATCGCCGGGCAATGTGCGATAAGCTACTAAACATTTTTTGTTAGTAGCTTTAACACGGCCGACGTGTTTAATTTCGGCCATATTATGCTCCTGCTAATGCACTAGCGACTGTACCTGCTGTTGCTGGTTGTTGTGGTGCCGCTGGGGCTGGTGCTGGTTGCTGAGCTGCTTGTTGAGCTGCAACTGCATCTAAAAATGTTGTCAACTTAGTATAAGTTTGGCCAACAGCTACCATTTCATTTGGTTTAAATGCTCCGCGTGAGCTAGCAATATCGATGATTACTTTAAGTGCATTTAAATCATTGATAGTAAGTTCGGTAGCGCCTTGTTGCGCTTCTGGTGTAGATTGTACGTCAGACATGTATTATCTCCTTTATGGTAAAGTACTATTTTAATTATCTAGTTTGAAGATGCGGGCAGGCAATTGTGAAAAAACTGAGTTCTTTTTCACTTTCAAAACCAATACGTGTATTATACACAATCGTATTGGTATTATCTAGTGTTATGCCTTGACCCACATAGTACCTATTATTTAGATTCTTACGTATCCATGAGTCGATAGATTTGACTAAAGTTGGATTATACCTGTCTATTGAAGTGTATTTAAAATGAGGGCAGGCAAACTCAACCCTCCGTAAATTGAAATAATCTAAAGGATTAGGTTTGCCATTTTTTAATGCCATTACGCTGCCTCTTTAACAGCTTCGTAATAGGCATATTCTCCAAACGGTGGAACAATAGTGTTATTACCGTGGATGATAAAAATTGTATCACAATAATCTTCATCACCCCAACTACCCCAAGGATAACCATCAGTAAACATAATAAACTTTTTAGGTTGAATATCGTGTTCCTTCATGTATTCCCAGTTGGCATCAAACTCAGTTCCGCCACCGCCCATTGGCTCGTAGTTATCAAACTCATCGATATTATAACCATCAAAGTCGGCTTCGTTGTAGACTTTAGTATCAAAGCACCATACTTTAATTTTAAAGTCTTTATATTCTTCCATAATGCCTTTGATTTCACTTAAGAAATCTTTAGCTTGTTCGTCACCAATAGAACCTGACATGTCAATACTTACACAAATATCAATTGTTTCTTGAAATTGTGTTCCAGGCAATACAGCACTCATGTGCCAGCCCTTGCGGTTGGGACGCATAAATGAATAGTCATTCTTAATAGTGCTTTGGATTTGTTGACGTAGTATTTCACGCCAATTCATCTTAGGCTCTGTAAGTTCTTTGATCATGCGTTGTACACTAGCAGGAGTGTTGCCAGCACCTGCGGCTTGTGCGGCTTGCATAGTAGCTTCACGAACTTCGTCACGAATCTGTTTTAATTCTTCTTTAGAATACTTTGGTTGACCATCTTTACCATTCTCGCCCCAGTCGATGTGGTCATCCAATAATTGTCCAAGGGCATTCAATTCTTCCTCGTCCATTTCGTCGAAGATTTTATCGTAAACTTCTTCAGCACCCATGCCGTAGTATTTTGAATCATGGAAGATTTTAATACCTTCAATATTGTGCTCGCCGATACGGTCACGAACTAATTGTCCGTTAACACAATAGTCAGCGGCAATGTTAAAGATACGTGGATTACGACCTTCGCGTCGACCCATGTGATCAAATACATTGTGTAGAATTTCGTGAGCAATAACGAACTCAACTTGTTTGACCGAAAGTGGTTCAAAAAATTCACGATTAAAATAGATAGTACGTCCGTCTGTAGCGGCAGTACCCATCCACTCGGAGCCTTCTTCAATTTTCAAACGTGTTGCAAGATTACCAAAGAATGGATGGCGAAGTAATAGACCCACACGGGCTACGATAATTTTGTCGATAATTGGATCTGTATGTGACATGATACTCCTTTACTATATGTATATATTATAACAGGACCCTAAGGTCCTGTCAAATAAGACTATACCGAATTACTTTTCAGTAGCTTGGCTAATATACTTGCCGTATTTGGCATGGAAATCGTCAAAGCATTTGATTTCGTCCGGATCCAACGGCAACTTGTAAGTACTCAACGCCAATTTTGTACCCATAATAACCAATTCAGTTTCAAAGTTATTCATCATAAATTCGAAAAAGTTATTAGTCATATCATTCCAGTTTTTAGCATTTTTCTCGCAAGCATCTTTCAACTCGTAGCACAATGACACAGTTAAAGAATACATAGCTGAGATTTCTTTGGAATCCATCTTTTTAACTTTACCTGACAAAATATCAGTTGGGTTAGGCATTTTACCTGCAACTTTACGGTGAGCCATAAAGCTGATTGCAAGACCTTCGCCTACAGAACCTGATACCAAGTCTGTAAGTGTATCTACATCGACATCGTCATCTGTTAGCAATTCGCTTACAAAGCTCCAAGAACGTGGAGTAGCAAACGCACGTGAGCTAGACTTTGGATCAAAGTCGTACAAGCTCTTTTTAGAAAAGCTCAAGAAGCCAACTACGTCTTTATGGATTTTGTTTTCAACAGCCCACTCAAAGTAGTCATCCCAGTTAACAGTCATTTCCAAGTGAACAAAACGGTTAGCCAATGGAGCAGGCATACGGAATGTAACACCCTTGTCAGTTTCACGATTACCTGCCGCAACTAGTACAACATTATCTGGCAAGTGATATGTACCAACACGACGATTCAAAATCAATTGATAAGCCGCCGCTTGTACGCTAGGAGCGGCAGAGTTCATTTCATCCAAGAACAAGATAATGTTCTTGTGTTCTTTTGCCATTTCTGCACTTGGCAATTCCGATGGAGGTGCCCAACGCATTGTATTATCGTTGGAATCAAAGTATGGAATACCTTTAATGTCAGTAGGTTCCCAAAGGCTCAAACGAACATCGATTACGTGAGAATCAGTCTCAACACCAAGTTGTTTGATAATATCCGATTTTCCAATTCCTGGAGGACCCCAAAGGAAAATTGGACGTTTATTTTGAAAAGCCTTACGCAAAGACTTTTTAGCACCGCTTGGGCCCACTGTACGGCTACTGATTTCTGGCATTTTAGTTCCTATACTAAGTTAAAATTGTTACGAAGTAACGCTGTTGATGTATGTATTGTATAGGAAACCCAAAGGTATGTCAACTGTTTTTTTCATTAGCGAGTTCTTTTTCTCGCTCATTCATAGCTTTAATAATGCCAAATTTTCTGATGTCGTCTGAAAACAACATTAGTTCAAAACCCTTGCGTTCTGAAAAGACAGTAATTGACATTGGAGTAAGATAGTACGGACAATCGATATATCTTTCCAAAAAGATTAATGTTTGAGGACTAAGTTCAATTGGTTCGGTAAATGGAATTTCGTATTCTTTAAGGTCCAATTCTTTTACCAAAAATTCATAACCTTCATCACTCAGTCTGAAATTGTTTTGCTTTCCAGCACGAGTACTTTGCCACCATTTACGAGAAAATAGTTTGGTGTTTGCTTCGTCCATACTCTTACCCCATTGTTGTAAGAATATTTTAGTCAAAGCATCTCTCGATATCATTTTACAATAGTACCTTGAGTTAACATGACAACTTGGAAATCTTCAGTTCCAAATGTAAGATTCAATTTCTTTGCCAAATTATGTGCATGGCCAGGATTTGAGAAAGAAACTTTTTTGTATTTTGGTCCAGGATAGCTGGTAAGACTATTAAACGACTTTAGATTAAAAGGCTCGTTTTTGTAAAATACAGCCCAGATGGCTTCGGCTTCTAAAATCTGTTCAGATTTATAAGTTCTTTTATTAGTATGTTCTAATAATACTTTTGGCTTAGGTCGACTCATGATATGCGTATCCAATTATGTACGCATATATTTAGTCTTATTTGTTACTAAAACCTCCACCGTCCATACTAACAGTAATAACTTCTGTAGATGGATTATTTTTAAGTGAGTTAAACAAGGTTTCATAATCTTGAGAAACCTTGTCTAACAATTCAGTAAGGGCTAAATTTAACAATCTAGCCTGTTGAATAGTTAATTTAACTTCTTTACTTTGGCTTAATTCTGCAGCACGTAACGATTGTGCAAATTGTGTAATAGGGGTTAAATTAATCTGATTTGACATTGCTCAATACCTGTTTCATTTCAAATTCTGTTTTAAAAGGACCTTTAAACGGGTTACGTTCTATGGTAATTGCTTTAGGGCAAAAACTTTTAACCCAACCTTTATTAAATTTAATAGTGTAGTAACCTGCACAGTACAAACTCTTACTAGCATTACTCTTTGTAAACAACGGTAATTTACGTTGTACATCATACATAGCATTGTATGGGTTTACACTAGTAGGAAATCCGTGGCATTCATTAGGATCTGCTTGTGTAACTTTAACTTTAGTACTTGATAAGAAAAACCCTTCTCCGAACTGTTTTGTAAGATCTTGTTTCTTATTAAACATTAGTTCACCGTTAGTACTTGATAGTACAAACTTGTTATTTTCTTTTTTATGTAGTGTTGCAATCTTAGCGCCATCTTGCTCTACGATCCAAAACTTACCATCCACAATAGGCTTGGCGTGTATTTCTGTCATATTTTTCTCCTTAGTATTACACGGGCCCTGACGGCACCCGAGTAATATACGTATTTATTCCTCGACAAAGTCAATAACATTGCCATCGGCATCTGCACAGATAATACGCACAGTGTCGCCATTTTCGTTTTTAATTTCAATTGGCCCCCAAATCCACCACTCAGTGTCGCCTTGCATCCACGGATCGTCTTCACGTTCTTCCAATTCGTAAGGGCTATTTTCTTCAAGGAAATCTTCAATTTCTGCTTGAGCTTCTTCATCAAGTCCTGTAACATCTACATCATACCAACAACCGCCGTCAAACATTTCAACAAGTTCAACACTTTCGATATTGTTGATTTCACAATCTAACATATTGATGCTGTCTTTACGACCATCACCATCGGGCACTTCTACAAACTCAAATTCTGGAGGATTCTCGTCTGTAGTTTCTACAGTCCACTCACCATAGCGAAATCCATTCACTACAGTAACTTTACCATCACCGTTACGTTGGTTGTAGGTTTCAACTTCTTGACAAGATTTTTTATAATATGTACTGACAGTCCACTGAGCCATAGATATCTCCTTAGTTGTCCAAATCCATTGTAGTCCACTCTTGAACTACATCGAGCATATCTTGTTCAGAGTTACAAAGAATCTTAGCGGTTTTCCATTCGCCTTCTTCATCACGTCCTCCAACTTCAACCATATAGCCGTTATCATAACGATTGATAGTGATCGATTCATTTACTTTTGCTAGTTTTGCTAGTTTTGCCATTTTAATTCTCCTGGGTTAGTGTGCGCCAAGTAAGATCTTTTTCAGGATACTTTGCTTGGAATGGTTCTGCATATTGCTGAATGTTATCAGCGATCTTTTTCATATCCCAAGCATTACAAAACTTGAGCATACGGATACCAACTTGCGTAACCTCTTTAGGTCTAGCATTAGTATTGATAGTATCTTTAATCTTTTCTTTAATATCGTCAGGCTGTGCAGTCAAGTCACATAACTGTACATTACGTTGATAATCTTCTAGTACACGGTGTTCTTCGCCATTGTGGTCAACCCATCTCTGAAGCATGAGATTGTTCCACGCAAATCCTTTGGCTTTACGATCTTCGAACGCTTCAGTAAGACCAACTTTGTTTTTAGAACCTTTAGTACGCACACCTGGATACGCCGAGAAGACATTATCACTGGTATCACCACGCATACATTTCTCGAATAACATCCACTCCGGGTCTTGTGCTGGTTTTGGCTCGCCTGTCTTTTTGTCTTTAACGGGTTTACCTTTGGCATCAAAGATTCCTTCGTGTGTAATATGTAAATCACCTACACCGTTATACTGACTAACAGTAGGACTTACTAATTGTGCAAAATCTCCATCTGTCGAAATAATAACGTGTTTGCTATGCGGATGTGCTTGTATCCAACCTGCAATCAAATCATCTGCTTCTAAGTTTTCATGACGCATTACAGTACAGTTAGTTTTCTCTACAATGAAATTTTTAAATTCGTCAAATGCTTCCCAGAACAATTTATCTTCATCTTGTTCTTTTTGTGTCATAGCTGCACGAGTTTCTTGTCGATTAGCTTTGTAAGGTTTATAATAGTCCTTACGCCAGCTTCGACCCTCGAGGCAGAATACTACATGAGTACCACCGAAGTCATTCCATGCTTTCTTGATACTGTTAAGTGTAATGTGAAATGCCATGCCGAGCTTAATATCGGCTGACCCTTGAACAACGTGCCTAGCACGAAAGAATGTATTTGCAGTATCAACTAAAATATACGTCATTTAACTTCAGCTTTTCCGCCACCTATTTTACTTACATTAATAAATCCAGCACCGACACGTTCTGGTTCTGCAATACCTGCTTCTGCAAGCATATTGCCGGCTAAATCTCTGAACCAACGGTCTACGATTTCTTCATCTGGATCGCCTTCAAAGCCGTATCCAGCTTGTTTTAATTGTACTATAAATTCATCATTCCAGTCAAGTTCAAAGAAGCCATTTCTAACATTATCTTTATTAACATGAGTATCCAATACAGCTACCCAGGGCTCTCCTCTAGCGGTTGCACGAGTTTTTGGATCCATTTTTGCTTGTTCTTCTCGTTGCTGAGCCAAATAAGTTTCGGCAACTGCTTTATCTCTAACAATTTGAAGTGCTTCTTTTTCGGCTTGTAATTGGTCAATACCTAACCATTTTCTAAATAAGTTTTTAATCATCTTTTTTCTCTCTACATGTACAGTTACGTCCTTGATTACAATTTCCAGTACATGCTGTCGGTACATTTTTTACCCAACGCAATAATAATAATATTAATACTATCCAACCAATTATAAAACAAGACATAAAAAACATTTTAGGTTCCCCACTCATTTTTAAATAATGGCACTTGTAACCGATCACTGTAACGTAAACCTTGTTGCATTGCCATCAATGCCACTGACTTAGCATTTAAATTATAAACACTTTCAACACCGCCTACTGGCATAAAGTAAACGTGTCCTTTAAACCCAGCCGCACGATATTCACTTGCGGCCTTTAATGCGTAATCTCTATCCTCTTCGGTAGCAATTACAAATTTAAGATATGCTGTGCCAACTTGTTCGTACTCGCACACTACTTCTGGTAGGATTGCTTCTTCCCACTTTTCACCGCTACATGGCAACTTAGCACTTACACTAAATGTAACTTCTCTATCCCAAGACTCAGCAGTCCATTCTCCTAGATAATGTTTAAATTCAGGAGTTAGTTTTTGAGTACCATTTGTTTCAAATGTAATCTCTTTCAAGCCTTTCATCTTGTCGTGTTCTAGCAAGTCTGGATAAGCACGTTGCCAACCTAGTAATGGCTCACCGCCCGTAATAACTAGATGCTCGTCTAGCCATTCATTGTGTGGCAGAATCTCCATAATGCGGTCTACTATAGCATCGCTAGTAAGCATTGGACTAAGTTCTTTAAAACTAGGATGCCAGCTAGCATAGCTATCGCATCCGGTGCTTACTAAAGGTAATTCTTCGTATTTGTTATAATGATGTACTACGGTAGCAATGTCTTCTGCTTCTGTACTTGATTCGCCTCTAGGCATACCAAATCCTGCACAGCGGAAATTACAGCCGAAAGTTCTAAGGAACACGCTGGGCACCCCCATATATCTACCCTCTCCCTGTATAGAGTAGAAAAGTTCCGCTATCTTAATTTTGCTCATGTTAATTCTCTAAAATTTTTATTATCTATCATATTATACACTTTGTCTGTTATAATGTCAAATGCTATGCTTATTCTAGGTTCAGGGTCGTTGTTATTATCAGTCCAATGTATAATATGAGATGGAAACAATATTAATTCTCCTACTATATTATAAATTCCTACTTTTGAATCATTAAAAGGATTTTTATAATAAGTCATAGTGTGGTTAGTTTGTATACACACATTTCCTGATACGTATGCATATTCTTGAGGCGCATCGGAATGAGCCGTACAATGGTGATGTGCTGTTATTTTTCTTCCATTATTCCGTAGTATGTTAGCCCAACATTGGATATATGTTTTGTTAGGTATAGTATGTCCTACTTTATTGGAATAATCGATAAATTGATCTCGTACAAAAGATTTAAATTCTTGTATTTCTGGATAATCGAAATCAAATAAATTATACTCGCCAAGCCTCCCAGTTAGCCAACTTGCATCTTTTTCATGATCAGGTTTTTTTGTACCTATAAGTATATTAAATTCTTCTAGTAAAATAATTTCTGATATCTTTGCAGAAAGAGTTTTATCAAACTGTGAACGATGAATTTTAATCGAATGGCTTGGTAAAAAGAAAGATTTACTATCAAATGATAGCTCGTCTATTTTACTCATTGTTGTCTTTTTCTAAAAAATGCGATACTTGATCTTCTGCATCTTGAACACTTTCTGCCCATACTGTAAAAATAGCAATACCTTTAGTGGCACTAATATCGAACGGAATAGTTCCGTCAGGCAACCAATTGTCGCCTACTTCACGTTTGATCTCAAACTTATTTAGGTCTGTAGTTTTCATACGGTAAATTAGTTCATCAGTTATTTGTTTAGCGTTCTGCATCTCGTTCCTCTTTGAATTGTTCTACATCTTCAACAGCACTCAACAGCGTATGAGCATAATTAAATGCTTGCTGTTTACGCATAACCAGAGTAGACTCTGTGTCGACGTAACCTTTAGTTAACAATGTCCAAATAGCATGCCAGCGAGTTTTACTCCACCAATTGCTTCGTACAGTTGTATAAACGGTGACACCGACTTCACCGTGGTCGTCGGCTTCTACCCAAATATGATGATCATGCTCCGAAGCACCGCACTCGCAGGCAACTCGGTAGACTTTACTCTTACCCCAGTCATTAGTTTGCATAATGCCTTCAGCTGGCGTTTGGTACATCATTTTGAAGCATACTCCTGTTGCATCTTAATATTATCAAAAAACTCTTTCTTTGTACCGTGGTCGTCTTTGAACGCACCTTTTAATACTGTAGTTTGTGTTAAACTACTTTTTGCCATAATACCGCGATTCTCACAGCATCCGTGTGTAGCCTGTACATACACACCTATGTCTCTAGCTTCTGTGGCTTTTTGGATTTCCCTAGCAATATCATTACAAAGTTCCTCCTGGAGAGTACCTCGTCTGGCACACCACTGTGCGATTCTTGTGTACTTAGATAAGCCAATAAGTTTTTGAGCAGCAATAATGCCAATATAAGCAACGCCAGTAACGGGTTGGTGATGATGGCTACACATACTGCGAAGCTCACTACGGACAACCAACATACCTTCGTAGCGGTCCTCCGAATCATTTGGAAATGCTGTTGCGTCTGGTGCTGGTTCATATCGTCCACTCATTATTTCATTAAAGTACATTTTAGCTAGTCGCTTTGCAGTACCTTTCGAATTTGGATCTGTTTCTCTATCAATTAATAGAGTGTCCAATACTTTTTCAAAAGCTACTGTAGCTTCTTCGATTAAAACTTCTTTTTGTTCTTCATCGACGTAATCGCTGATATTATCGCCAGCCCAAAATCGTTGGCCTTGAGATTTCATTTGTTCACGAATGGCTATATGTAACGGTCTGCCTTCTTCTTCGTCAATATTATATGTGTTGGATTCAGTCATTATTACTCCTATGTGTATATTATATAGGTTTATTTAGGTTTTTTCAAGTTTTATTTGCTCGAAGTTTGCGACATCCTTCTTTAACAGCAATAGGATAATCTGGACTAATTTCTGCTATACTACAATCGTATTTTACAACTATATGGGGATGTGTATAATTGTAGTAAACAGCAACCACCACTAGCACTATTCCTAGTACTAATACACTATAAAAGTCTAAATTCTGTCTGAAAGTAGAATCTTGCATAATTGATAATCCTTTTTTGATTTGAATCGAAACAGCATACAATCTTCATGCGGGTGACTTGTAAAACGTTCACCCGGCACGCCAAATACTTCTACTACATCAGCACATGCTTCATTCCACCATTTATTATTCTGGTTGTGCCACGGTATTACAATTTCCCAAACAACATTAACTGTTTCCAAGTTTATAGTTTCCTTTTTCTGGAATAACATGACGAACCCCGCCACGGGGATCTTCCATATCTCCTGTACGTCTTGGGATCATATGAATATGAGGATACATTACTGTTTGACCAGCAGCCTGCCCAACATTTTGTCCGACATTAAATCCTTGCCATTTCTCTGATTCAACTCCGTCATATCCAAATTTATATGCGGCTTTGAAACAGTCATATAAGTTTTCAGATTTTTTGTAGGTAGGCACAAATAACAAATGCCCTTCGGTAACTGGATATGCATCTTTAAACACCCAAAAAGTTTTTGTTCTATATTCGATTTCAGTCCATGGAGCTGTTTTGTCAGATAATGCTTTTTCTAGATCGCTCTGCATGTTCCATCATCCTTAACTCGTCTTGCAAATATTCTTTGTAAGTTTGTAATGCAGATATTGCCCGATTGCCACCACCGTTTTTTTGTAATTGCATTATATCGTAATCTACTGATTCAATTTTTTTGCGTAATTCATCTATTGTAATCATTTTTTACGAGATCCAAAACTTAATCCAGTGGCACTACCAAACAATACTCCAAACGCTAACCAAGTTTCCCATGTATAAGCAATGTGCAGAACTGGAAACAATGTGTTTAAACTCCATATACCTACTAGCGGGCCGACAATGATAACAAATACAATAAATACGATACCTAAAATTAATTTAACTAATGCTGATGTCATAACCAAAAATCCTCCCAAGGATAAACCAACCAACAATCTTCTTCTCTCTTATCTACAGTCCAAACATAGTAATCTGGATCTTTAAATTCACTACCGAGATTGTGTGTTAATACTGCAAAGCGAACATTGTCGCCCCATACATGTTGCCATTGCGTTTCGCCAGGCAAGCAACTTGACTGCCAATCTTTTTTAATCCAAGCGACTGTAGATCCTTGATCATTGATATCATCAACAACAAGAATCCGTTTACCTTCGTATGCGTCTTCACTCATACTACAGTTACTAACACAATCGCCACCGTCTCGTAGACTAACATCTAAACTTGACATTTTAATGCCAGTATACTGACTTAGTAAATTAGCCGGCACAAGTCCACCACGTGTTATACCCACAATATAGTCAGGCTTCCAATTGTGTGCTGACATTTGGCGAGCAATGTCTAAACATGCTCCTTCGACTTGTTGCCAGGTATAGTAAACTTTCTTCATGCTGTTAGAGCCGATGCCAATGTGGCTAACTCTTCTCGAGTCATAAAGTAATTATAAGTATTGCTATCAACAATCTCGCCATCTTTTAAATGTTGTTGTTCTAAGTCAAGAGCAAATAATCCCTTAGGGCTTAATACTTCGTGTTTTTTCAACACAAGACGAAAGCCGTCGTGTTCTTTGATAACTATTTCTTTGTAGGTGTCTTTAACTGATTCATGTAGTTCCATCGTCTTCTCCTTTAATTGCTTCGAATGTTCTATATTTGCCCAAAGCGTTTATGTACGCATCGTACAACTCTTTGAGCTTTGGGTGTTTATGTTCTAGTATAACATCTCTTTCTGGAATATTCAAGACTTTTTCTATTGTATTCAACCGTTCTTCTAAATCGCGTCCATTAATAACCATTCGACCTTTAACGTCTAATTGAGGAGGGTCACCTTGGTTGATAACCATTACCGTGTCATAAGGATTGGCAACACTAGTACCAGTAGTCCAAGTGGTGTTAGTTCCTGTTGATGTTAAATACCCACCATATGGTACGGTAGTATTAGTTAGAACAGGAACAGCATGATTAGCTGTTGATACGTTAATTGGTGTTGGGAAGTATGCCATTCTTTCTATCACTTAAATATTTTTCAAAGTGGATCCATTTATTTTCTACAATAAATCCCCACTCGCGTTGACGTTTACCCACAAAGAACAATGTCCATGGAGTAACGCCTTCTTTTAATTCGATACGGTGAAAGGTATGTGTGTTACCAAAACGGAAACTACCAGGGCCACGCCATACTCTTACTTCACAGCTCTTTGTACCGTCTTCGTTAAACTGAGCAATCCACTCGTAGTAGCCGCCGGCAAGAATAATGGTAAAGTAATTCCAAGGATGGTCATGTACATCATCTGGATCTGATTTTAAGAACTTGTGTAAGAAAACATTATAAGGAAATGTCACACGTTCTTTAAACAAGACATAGTAGCGTTCCAAGTATGGTTCGTTTTCTGTACGATCCATAATAATACGTTTACGGTCATGGCGTTCGAGCCAATTAAGGCTTAGGTCTTTTATCTTCTGGAGTGTCATAGTGGTCTACTACTAGTTTGTAAGTTGTCTTAAATTTTTCAAATGCTATTTTTAATCCGGGATATTCTTCACACATTTTTTCTACTTTATCCCAGTCAGGAAATGCGTTGACAAAATCTACTGGAAATGATTGCGACCAGTCGTATCCAGTACCGGCACCATTAAGCGTAACAGTTGCGCCAGAACCAATCGCACCGATAGATATTGTACCGCTACTATTAAGACCTGCGCCAGTATAATAGTAATTAGTTCCAGTCGTGTTACTAATAGTAACATTGCCTGTTCCTCCGGCAGCAGCACTGATATTAGCCATAGTTCTAGTATCGATGCTTATAATATCCTGGGCTATAAACCCAGCACTTGTACTATCATTTGACCATTCGTAGGAGACTGGTTGCACTGAAGAAGTTGTCATGTAAGTCCTTTGCTTGTTTGCGTATGGAAGGTATTCTAGTAGAATAATTATCCATATGTTCTATTATTTTACGACATAAATCTGGACGATATACTGTATAAGCATCAAAAGATTCAGTCCATTTGCTGTCATACTTGAATATATCGTAATACATTTCAGTATAACTAAGTCTATCTGGGACCATGGGAATAGCATCAACTACAGCACCTTCATAGCAACTAATGCCTAAAGTTTCTTGTAAGTTAGCACTAAACACCATCTTTGCTTCGCCTAACAAGTTATGATATTCATTTTTTGTTAGCTGTTGATCCTGGCATACTACAAATTCATACTGCGGTAAGTGTGTAGCTAAGTCTCTAAATATTTCAACTTGTTTTTCTGGAGCAATACGATGCGGAAACAAAATAAGATCACGCTTGGGCATGTTCTTATACATGGTTAATACATCGTCCATATATTCCATTGGCCACCCGGTACGAACCATTTTGCCAACTCGTTCATTCCAATCGTCTTCGTACCAAGGATTTTCATTAGGCATACCGTTGTGTAACAAATTATCAAAGAATATACGTTCGTGAAATTCAGTAGCAAAGTAATTGTGATCAAATGCGTGGAAGAAACTTTGTTCGGCACGTCTGACCCATTTAGCATTACCGATTAATCGACCAAGAAAGTCTTGAGGATCATAACTACCAGCATGCCATAGCCCATGTATGACTACTGGTATGCCCAACAGTTCACTCATGTACTTTAAATTTATGACACCAGGATGCCAGGCATCAGTAAAGATAAAATGATCGCCAGCCTGGACGGCTCCTGCACAAAAAAGTCTTCCAAGCTGTTCAACTTGGCTTGCCTTATAAATATTAGTGCCCCCAAAATTGAGAAATGCACCAGGAGTAGTGGCGCTAGGAATATCGCTAGGGCCCGATATAATTTGAACATTGTGTCCTGCCTTTCGTAAGAGATTAGGCACATGAGTCTTCCATTGACCCGTGTACCTAGTCTCAACAGCTTCTAGATCAATTAGAAATACGTTCATTGTTGTAAGGACGTGGATTCTTGCCTAGATAAGGCTTGCGTTCGCCTGTAAAAGGCTTCTTGGGACGGCGTGTCTTATCAAAGTTACGCCACTGCCAACTTTCTCTGTTGTAGAGGTGAGCTTCGTTAAACTCACAAAGTTCTGTACGGCACCAATCGTGAAATGCCTCTAGATCGTCAAACAATTTAACGATATCAGGACGAGTTTCGAAATAGTTGATGTCCTTGTAATTCTTAGCCATTATAGCTTTCCTTAATATTTAATAAATGAACCATTTTCTCCATCTTCGGAGACCTCAATCCAAACCTCACGGCCTGGATACTTTTGTGAAATGACGTCATATAAATCATCTGACATCATCTCGCAACTTTTATAATCTAGTTTTAGTATACTATCTTTGTATAAATTTTCCAACCAGCGTTTGAACTGGATGAATTCGACATCACGGTCGTTGTGGGTAACTGAAAGCCAAACGCGAAAATGGAATATATGACGATGAGGAGTAGCCAAAAACGATACATCATATTCATCTCCTGTTGCTAGGTTCGGATCAGTTGCGGCCGCTGGATAACAGTGGATGCCTTCTTTTTGGAAGGTGACCCAGATCATTTTGTTTGGACGCCAATCTTGTTTTAGTGTATTGTTCATTCGAATATATTATCCCATACTGATTTAAGTGGTGCGGCTTTATTGCTCCAGTATGATTCATCAAACAAATTACCCACAGGCTTCTCTTGATGAACCATTTCGTATTGACTTATTAAATAGCTTTCTGCTTCAATAAGTTCTTTTCTAAAGTTAATGGTACGCCAAGGGTAATTATCAAATCCCCATACAGTGACAATTATGTCTTTATGATCGATATTTGCGCCATATCTATTTTTAAACTCGGCATCAATATCCAAAAAAGGTTTACCATTATTACCAACTATTTTAGCTGTTCCCCAACTTGCTAAATGTCCCACTTGTCGATAAATCCTGGCACCGTGAAATTTTTCATTATCTGCACTCATTCCATACTTGATAGTATGATTATTACGAAGCTCGTAAACATACTTGTCAATACTAAGTTGTTTCATTACAGCACAAATTTCTTTAGGCTGTGTCATTCCTTTTAATGGGAATGTATAAGGTGTTAATTTTGCCCAATCTGTTTTCATTTTAAACTTTCGTCTTGTGTATATTGATCCCAATAAGTGTATTTGTCTTTACTCATTAGATCGTGCAGTTGATGAGTCCACACACCAGGATTGGTAGCACCCCAGGTGCGATCATCCAGTTTAAGTGTGGCATTATAATTAAATTGATTAATGTAAGGGATCTTACAGCTAATCATTGGTACGAATCTTGGATATTCACAATAGCAAGATTCAAGTACTCCTTCGGAATGACTGACATCAAAGTCTAGAGTCACCCAGTAATCTTTCTTTAAACAAGGAATAATAACATCATCCCATGCTCGGTATTCTTGGAATGTAATTCCTTTAGGATTAAAACTTTGACTAGTACCAAAATAGATATGTTTTACTTTGCTTTCTTCAGCTTTTGTAAGAATTTCTTCGATAGGAGGTGTACCTACAACAAACAAAGTAAACATGCCATGACAAATAGTATGTTCAACCTCGTAGCCTGTAAAGTAAACGACATCTTGCCGTTCTTCAGTGTTTAGTCCCATTTAATATAACCTCTGCTGTAACCACTCGGACGATTAACGCCGTCCGCAAACGCTTGTTGCCATTCAGTAGTACGATTATAACTTCTAGTCCAAAAAGAATCAACCTCTAGATAACCTTTTTCAATCCAATACTTGGCCATGTGCATACAATCGATAAACTTTGGATTACGAGGACTGGGCTTGATAGTTGTAACAGCTTTCCAAAGCTGTGCCTGTGCTTCTTGTTTTGACACAGCTTTACCAACACCGTCCACAATCACCGCATTGTTATTTAGGTTAATTTGTGTACCTAGTTCGTAGTTTCCAGTAAGATCAATTACAACATCGTAGTTTTCGATAGTACTTGATAACAGTTTATCGCCCCAAAGTTCTCGATTGTTGTGACCTAGTACATCTACGTGGAAAATGTAACCATTCAGACGCATTGTATGATAAGCAACCCAAGCAAGGAATCCACTACCAATAATAAGCATACGGTTATTTTCATGTGTGCCTTGACGATCCTGTAGATACTCGGTAGCTTGCTCAATAAGGTTAATACCACAAGCCACTGGTTCTAAAATATAACGAGGATGCGCTTCGGGAATTTTTACATATTCACCTTTACGTACAGTATACTGATCAGCATAAGCGGGTTCACCACGTGTGGCAACATAATCTCCAGTTTTAACATCGGTACAACTAGCACCAACTGACATAACTTGTCCAATACCTTCGTGTCCTTGCATGTGTAATGGCAATGGGCCAAAGTCGCCCAACATCATGTCTATATCACTTCGACACACACCAGTCATTACAGCACGAACGTAGATATTATTTTGATCCCATGCAGGAATTTCATAGTCTACTTCTTCAAAATAACCTTGGCCCCTAGTTTGTAAACATTTTACTTTCATAATGTTTCTATTTGTTGATGGATAAACAAGTCTTGTGCTAGTTGCTCAGACCAAAAATCCATGTTGTTTAAATTATTAACAGCATCCTGTATCATATTTTTGTATGCATCTTCAGGACACCACCCGAGATCAAATACTTCTACACTGTTATCCTGCATAATAAATTGTATAGAACTATTATCAGCAATCATATTACGCCAATCTGCCTGACAACCCCACTTGCTACCAAAATCAATATGACATTTATCATCTACATCGTATGTGCCGTTGGAGTTGACTACTCCGTATTCGGTACTTTCGATATCTTTTAACGTCCACATCATTTGTGCGCCCTTGCCGTTAACTGACTCAGTGCGCCAATTGGGATTCAATGCTATGTACAAACTCAACAGGTGTGGCATTAGGTCTCTGCTAACTCCACCAAATGCCAACTCACGTGTGGTAAACCAACTGCCTGGGTGTGGAACACAGTTTTTTCTAATCCATCGTATGTTTACAATTTTAGCCTTGTTGGCTAATGCTTGTAAATCGGCAATGTTACTACGCCACATGTTGTTTTTAACCATCATGAAGCGTGTGTTAGGATTGTCTAATACAATATTGCTCCATGCAGCACTGGTACTAACACCTGGCTTTTCAATAAACACAATATTAGCATGTGGGGCTACTTGTCTAGCTAATTTAGCGTGTGTAAAATTAGGTGTGCAGATATGTACAGTATCAAACATACGACATTCTTTAATAGCATCCTCTACGGATGTAAAACTAGCACCTTTAGCAGGATCACTATCTACTGTAATAACCCCATGCCCAAGATCGTCTAACACTTTGGCGTATAGATTACCAATACCCATCCCGACAATTAGACTAGTCTTCATTTGTAAACTTCTTTCCTTCTTCCCAATACTTGATCATACGATGAACATCTTCCATACGTTCTTGAACAACATTAGGAGCCGCACGTTCTAATTCTTTTAAATTATGATAACTAGGATAATGACGCAAACACCACCGTGCTCTCTCACGTAGTTCTTTTGGAATACGTGGAGTTTTTTGAGGATTCATCAAATCTGTTAAGAATTCTTCTGTACGTTGTATACTTCTAAATCGTTCATCAGGTAATGTCATGTACACTGGCCTCTAAAGCATCGAGTTTATCAACTGCAGATTCGTCAAAATCTGCTTCATCTTCCAATTGTACAACATCTGGCTCTACTGTTACAAATAATTCGGAAAACATACCACTAGCATTGACAGTTTTCTTACCAATTGCGCCGCGTGTTCCAGGAATAGCCTGCCAAAATTTATCATTTTTGTCGATAATATCAATAGCTGTAGCACGATCTGGAGCACTAAAAATATCATCTACTACATCCCTAAAGAAAATTCTGTTGAATTTTTCCTGTACTAACATAGCCGGACATAAACCAGCGTCATACTGACGATTAGCTTCTTGTACACTATTCAAATGCAACCAAACATTATGCCCCATCATAATAGCATAGGTGAAACTATCCCATGATGTTTTGCCTTCCTTACCAATCTTATTCAAATCGCCTGGGCCGTAGATGCAAATCTCATTAACCTTAACACCATCCATCAATGGACTAGATTCAAAGTTTTTAAACCATCCATCTTGTACAACAACATCTTTAAACAATCTTGTATCGCTAGCATATTTTTTATTATCTAAACTAGGCAACATTCTATACAACCATTTTTCACGATCTTTGATTTCTGTTTGTACATAAATCTGTCCATTAGCGGTAGCAAGGAATGGACTAGCACAATCAAAACTAATTGTGAACTTAGGATTGTGATATTTACGAACAGCACGTTGAATATCTGTTAGTAGTAATGCCCATTCCAGTTTACTTGTACCCAAAAAGTGCATCCAGTCTTGATGACCTTCTTCTAGCAAGCCGTCAAACTTTAATGCTACAATTCTGCGTAAGACTAAGTCTACGTCGCACATGTTTTGTCCGCCCATTGCCCAGCCGTTAAATGGCTTGTCGTACTTTTTAGGATCACAGAAGTCTTTCATCTGCTGATACCAATCTTCTGCTTGCTTATGATTTTCGCCTTGCAATACATTTAAGAATTTACAAGCACCTGTACGATGCTTAATAAAATACTCGTTATTGTATTTTGTGGCTGCAACAGCTTGTGGATAATCGGCAACACCACTGTTCTTAGCACCAACTGGACTACGTCCAACCCATGCTGGGATATCAAGTACCATGCCATAATCCATAAGTGCATCCATCCACGCAAGAACTTGTTCACGTTTCTTTTGTGCCGCATCTAACTGATCCTGATATAGTTTAGCATGATCAATTTTAGTATACTTTGGATTACCGTTCTTATCAGTTTTAGGATGTCCAGTTGGATGTAGTTGTGGAACCAACTCGATGCCTTTAGCAACTGCTTCAGCCATACGTTGTGCAACTACTGGACCATTTGGATCATTCCATTCACCTGCCCATACACCCTTACCAATTTGGAAACCACCCGAGTCCCCTAATACCCAACTAGTTGTACGGTCTCTGTTACGAAACATGTCTTCACTAGGATCAGACTTTGCCAAATCTAAATTAGCATGTCCAGCTGAATACAAACAATGATCAAAATAGAACGATGCGTTAGGATTCAAGTAGTTCATAGCTTCAATGCCTAACGGACCGAAGCTGGCAGGAATACGTGCCGGATCTACGTAATTGCTATGACGCTGTTTACCTATATAGGTGCTATAAAATCCCGACGTTGCCGGCAGGAAATATGCATAATCGTTTTGTGTCGCTGTTAAATTCTTATTCATTAGTTTTATGCCATATCTCGTAATACGGATCCCATCTCCATCCCGCAGGCGGATTTAAGGGATCGTAGTTTGTTGGATTACTTAGTGGAGTTTCAGGTGGAAAACAAATTACTTTATACCTGGAAACAATCCTATTTTTTAATTCTGGACAAGTATACTGATCTGCACTCATGCCTTCGATAAGTCCTAATTGTTCTCCAACAGGGCCTTTATAAGGACAGAAAAAGCGTTTAAGTAAATTTTTAATCATTTGATCCAATGCTGTGCTAGAACCATTAAACTTAGCCAAGCCCACATTGTATTGAAACCTACTAGGGTTGGCAAGGCTTTTTTACGGCTAGCCCATATAAGTGTGACACTTGTTAAGAGTGTTAGGTAATACAATTCCCATATTTGAATTCCAAAGATTAATCCAGGAATAATAATGATTGCTTTAGCTAACCAGCTAACAAATTCTACAGTATTGTATCCAGTCCAATATTCTTTGGTAAACCACATCATATAACAGTCACGCATATTGCGCCAACCGCTGTGTGTGTAACTAATGGCCATACACACCGCCCATAATACACATGCTACTAAAATTTGTTCTTGAGTCATGTTATTTGCTCTGTGCTGGTAAAATGTATTCGTATTCTGCAAGTCCGCTATCTACGGTAATTTGTAGTGCTCCTGCATCTGCGATGCGAACAGTCTTGTCACCATTTAAGTTCAAAATGCTTTGAACTTGACTAACAGGCCAACTCCATGTTTGACGTAATTTTCCAGTAACACCTCTTTGGAATACAAAGGAACCTGCATGTGTAGTTGCATCGCCGAATTTAAAAACTAAATTGTTATTGTCAACACTAACCTGGAATGTTTGCTCTTCAGTGTGAGCAGCTGCTTGGAATTTTAATTTTTGAATACTAGCCATTGTTGGCGCAAATTCAATATCCCACTTAGCACCTTTGAATTTAACTGATTTCATTTTTTCATTAATGATATCGCTATTCATAAAACGATAGTCGTTTTCGAAGTCACCGGCACCATTCTTAAAGTGCAAGCCTGTTGGAATATCTTCACCGTTACGATTTTGTGTAACAACATCGATAGTAAAGTTTTCTTTGTACTCTGGGCACTTCAAATGAATGTCTAACTTGTTTAAGTTAGGCATACCAAAAGTGCCTTCTAGGTTTTCAACGGGCTCCTTGGTCTTAGCATTAAGGATAACGCTACGATCTTCAGCCATTGACTCGATATTTGTTTCTGTGTCAGTTGCACTTACCTTGACCAAAGGTAAAAAGCCCAAACTGTGCGTATGTGCTACTAGGTCTTGTAAAAAGTCTTTCATAAGGATCTCCATGTTTTGTTATTATATAGGTTTTTGTGACAATGTCAATGTTTTTCTAACTCGTTTATTATATTTTATTGCCGATTCCACAAGTGTGTGCGACATTTGTAATGAATCGGCATAATACATAAATGCTGATGTATCTTTAGGGAAGCAAGCACCCCCAAATCCACGACTTCCATCTGGCCCTGGAACTTGCATATGACTTGTACCCATACGCTCATCCAATTTTAATAGTTCGACAATCTTGTTATAGTCTGCACCATTAGCTTGGCACATATCGTAAATCTGATTAAAGAACGCTACTTTGACACTTAGGAAACAATTAGTGGCATATTTTACCATAGCGGCTTCTGTTAGTGTACAATGTTCAATTGTATTTAGGTTTTTAAGAGATTGTTTAAATAAATTCTCCCACATCCAATTTGGATCAAACCCGCCTAACACCATATATGTTTGGTTGGCAAAATCTTCGTTAGCAGTTGCCGCACGTAAAAATTCTGGACTATAGCAAATGCTATGTTTGGGATAATTTACCAATAGTCTATTTAGGTAATCTGGACGGATAGTTGATTTAATTAACACTGGCATAGTCTCGGGAACTTGATCCATTACTTGATAAATTTGACTGACATCGCAATCTCCAATATCAGTACTGGGAGTTCCTACGCAAATAATAATACCATCTGCATCTTCATTTTGTGATATTTGACTTGTATTATATTTTGGATCAACAATATATACTATTATATTTTTTAACGATTCTACAACCGCCTTTCCAACAAATCCGTAACCTGCAATTATAATTTTCATATTAAAACTCGAATAAACTATTAAATGTGTTCTTTTCTTCTGTTGATGTAATGTCCCAGTTAAGTACACCGATTAAGTTTTCTAACTTATTGTCAATGATGGTCTGTTCCATCTCAGTGTGATCAAATGGTAAATCTTTGAACCACTGTGGTAACCTCAGTTCATCCACTGGATATGCAACTGATGTGTAACCTAACGGATTAGGTTTAAGTTTACACACGATAACTTTGGCACCGTCTGTAATACCCATAGAATATTTGTCATTGTACATACGCTTTAATGTATTCCAATTAATACTTGCACGAACATGTCCAGGCATATTAGCCTTCCCAGCTTTTGCTTCTTTGCCTTGGTATTCAGTAATCTTATTGGCACGTTTTGGACTACCCTTCTCCCAACCTGGACGAGCTTTGAATTTAATTCTAAATTCGCTGATTTGATCCAGCACTTCTTGTTCTTTAGCACCAGTTAAAACTTTTTCAAGAACATCACTTAAAAAGTCTTGAATAAATTCTGGAGTATCACTACGCTTCAAATCTAAACCCATGGCCTTGATCTTTCCAGGCTTGCCATCTATGTCTGTACGCTTGCCTTCTTTATCATAATAAAGAACAGCATAACGTTTCTTAGTAATAAACAAACTTTTAGATCCAACAATTTCTCTACCTGCTTTAATAACTTCTCCACGTGACTTAGGTACATGGAATGTGTCTAGCATAAACTGAGGGAATGTTGTATTAACTTCTTCACCAATCTGGTCATATAAAGCAACAACTGTTTCTTTAGTCCAAGGAATCTTACCGGTATCGATATCTTTTTGTAGTGTCTTATAAGCACTAAAATAACAACTGTCAGTGTCACCGTAGATAACAGCTTTACCTCTGTAGTCATATTCTCCGGCAATAATTTCATTGACCTTACCGGCCATGTGTTTTACGATCTGCCTGCCAGTAAGAGTAGTGGACTGACCAATACGCTTATCAAAGAACCTACAACCACTATTAAGAATAGCGCCATACAAACTATTGAGGTTAATCTTTTTAACCAACTGTCTTTTATCCCAGTATTCTTCTTCAACTTTATTTCCTGCCTTTATAGCATCTTTTAATTTGGCCTGCATTTCTTTACGTTCTGCATACCAGCGTTTTAGCAAGCCAGGAATGATACCTTCTTTCTCGTAAGTAAAGATAGTACCATTAGCACTAATAACCCAAGGCTGATTGCTTTCAAATATTAGTCTATAAACTTCTGCAGCACTTAATACATCGCTTTCTCCATTTTCCCAGTCGATGGTAATATCTGTACCAATCTCTTGGTTCATAACGGCTGTGTATTCTAAACTACCAAATACACCTTCCCAAGCAGCTGCAAACGATTTACCTTTTGCCATTTGTGCCTCAATATACTCGTCAGTCATTGTTTGACGCAATTGACCAATAATAGTTTCCGGACCCATGTTGAGCGCACGAATTGCACTTGGATACAGACTGTTAATATCCAGTGAGCCAATCCAATCGTGAATGCCTTCTTTAGGATAAGCAACATAAGCACCTGCGGCTGCTGTGTTTTCTTCACGCTCACTCATCTTAGTTCTATTAGGAACTTGGAAACCTCTGCGATGTGCTTCGTTAATAATAGCCTGTTCAGTAACAGCCACAGCACCCATTGTTGTTTGTAACAATACTGTATTTTCATGTGCCAGTGTATTGGCAAGATCCATGAACTTTAATTTCTTGTCCAAATCGTCAAGTAGTTTACAGTCATTAATGTTGTATTCGACAAACGTCTTAAAGTCGTTGTTGTATAATTGATCTAGTGTACCTTCGTATTGTGTTTTACGCTTGCCTAATTCATATTCAGCAATAGCGTCCAGTCGATAACTGTGACGTTCTTCATACGTATACTTACGGTACAGTTCGAGATAGTCTAAATGAACGCGACCAATGTAGTCATAGGTTACGCTATCACGGCCAAACTTTTCATATTCTCTACGTTTAGGAAATTGATCAAACAAGCAGAAACGTCTAGTATCTTCTTTGCTGAGCACTTTTGTAACTCTATTTGTTGTATAAGGTACGTCAAACCCTTCACTGTTCCAACCACTAATAACATCAGCATCTTTTATAAGATCCAAGAACATGTCCAACAAATCTGCTTCGTTATCAAACAAATATGTGTTAGGAAAGTCTTTGACCATTTCTTTGGCATCCTCCATTTTTAATTTCTTGGGAGGAATAGCCAAACACACCATAGTTTCCATCCATTGCAAGTAAACGGCAATGGCAGTAATTGGCATGAAGGCATCATCTGGACTAGCGTAGCCACGCTCTGGATCGAAGTCTACCTCAATATCGAAAAATGCTACATTTAGTTTAGGAGCATCCTGATTTAAATAGTGTTCGCTTAGTGTTACAAAGATAGGATTAATGTCTGATTCAAACATTTCCTTGCCATTGTTAATGGCCTGTTCTTTACGTAGTTCTTTTGTGTTTTTACAGATAATACGTGTTAGTGTATCCCCGTAAATTGAAGTAAATTTGCCGCGTGGGTCTTTTACATAAAATGTATGGCGTACAGGAATATCTCTAAATTCCCTTTCACCTTTCTTGTTGCGTTCAACTACTCGAACGATATCGTTCTCGCGGTCAAACCATGCGTCTACATAAGACATAGTTTACTCTCCATTGTCAATTTAGGCTGACAAATACCTTCATGCTGTTTATGGCCAGCTAACCTTTCTATTATACTACTTATTAGATACGTTTTGTAATATCCAAAATTGCTTCAATTTCTTCCCAATCAGCATTATGGGCTTGCCAATCACCTTTATGTGCGATTTTAATTGCCTTATTAATAACTGATGGTTTGATCTGCAATTCTTCTGCTACTGCCTTAACTGTTTCTTTTAAGCCTTCTGTTAAATCTTCGACTTCACGTAATACTGTACTACCTTCGCTAATCAATCTTTCTAGTTTTGCCTTTTCTTCTGCACCGTACGAGCGTCCTGACATAAATTATCTCCTATATTGCCTATTATAAACTAATTATCTTAAAAACTCAACCTTTAGAGGTGGAAATGGCAGAAATTAATCTGCCATTTATTTGATTAACCGCGAGCGATTCTTAACCAACGTGCCAATTCATCTTCCGATTCTTTAACAGCTGGGTTAGATGCAGCTCCTGCACCACCGCCATCTTTGTAAACTTTCAATGTTGGATCTGGAGTAGTTGCACCTGTTGGTGCAGCACTTTGACCGGTAGCTGGAGTAGATGCCGGTGTACTTGCTGTTTGAGTAGTTGCGCCCGCATCGTTCTTAGCATCCATCGCTGTTTGTAGAGGATTTGCTTTAGTAGCTTTATCCAATACAACACGAGCGTGTCCAGTTGCTTTGATCCAATCTTTATCATCAGCCCAATCGTGTGACATCAATTCTTCTATTTGCTTAATCAATGCTTGTTGGTCTGGAGTTAAATTTCCAGCAGCTGGAGTAGTTCCTGGAGTATCTCCCGCTGGTGCTTGTGGCATATTTGGATCTGAATTAGCTCCTCCACCGCCACCGCCACTACCTCCCCCGGTAGTTGTTCCTGTTTCACTAGCACTGCCTCCGCCTAACGCATTTGCGGCTGCAATTCCTCCTGCTCCAAGTGCTGCAGCACCTAAAGCAGTCTTACCTGGATTTTGACCAACCCAGTTAGCGGCTTTATTAGCCATATTGGCTGTACCGCGAGCGTTTGTTGAATCACGTGCAATTTGACCAGGACTACGAAGTTTACCGTTTTTCATAGGTTCAGTAGCCATTCTGTTAGCAAAACTCTTTTCAGTATCTTTAATCAAATTGCCTGTAGCATCTTTGCCAGCAAGTCCACCTGCAAAGTTTCTGCCAACGTTAGCTACTTTATCCCAACCGCGGCCTAATGCCTTGCCTATTCCACCTAAATTTAATTCGTCTAAACGTTGTTGATCCCATTCAATTGCATCCAGAACATTTTCGTCTACAATTTGATTACCGTAATCATCGATAACAGTATTATCTTCTGTTAACCATACACGATAGTCTGCATCTTCTTCTAAACGCCATTGACCGCTTTCGATCATTGCTAGTTTGTTTTGTAATGCTTTGATATCTTCTGCAACAGTTGTTGCTTTAGATTCTGCAATACCAGCTTTAGCGTAAGTTGCAGGATCTGGTTTACCTGTTGCAGGTAACCCTTGTTCTGCTTGCCAAGCTGCTAGAGCTTTTTGTGTGTTAGGGCCAAATTTACCATCTGGTATAGTTTTAATAACTTGTTGTAATTGTGCTAATTTTTGATCGCCACCTTGTGCTAGTGTGTTGATATCAGCTTTGTTCTTAAGTGTATCTACACCTTTTTGTGCAGCCAAATTAACACCTAACGATGTTCCAGCACGAGCTAATTTAGCACCTGTACTTATACCTTTAATCAATCCACCTGCAACAGCACCTCCAGGAATTGGAGCTGCAATACTACCAGCGACATTACCAGCACCGTATAACCAAGGACTACGTTTTTCAGCTTCTTGACTAGAAGCCATTTGTTTTTGTAATTCATCTTTGTATGTGCCTGGACCAAATGCACTTTTAACACCGGCAACAATGTTATCGCCTGTGCCTAATGTTGCACCGTTCCATGCACCACGACCAAAGTCGCCAGCATCCTGGCCAAACTGTTGCATACTGTATTCGTCTAATTGTTCATTTTCAAACTCATAACCAAAACTTTCAGTTAAAGATTGAGCCATGCTTGAGTTAAATTCAATGCCTTCTTTCATAAAAGCCTGTGGAACTAACCCACCGATAGCACCGCCGATGCCTGCAGCACCTGCTTGACCAAATCCACCCATACCAGCTTTTTTAGCTAGCTGTTGTCCAGCCAATGCACCAGCACCAATTCCCAACCCTGTAGCAACTTTCTTACCAGTACTTTGTGGTTCGTCTTTCTTAACTGGTGGATTAGTAGTAGTTGTAGTAGTTGGTGTTGTTGTTGTATCTGGAGCAGGACCTTGACCTTTCAAACTAGCTTCTAATTGAGCAGTTAACGCATCTAATTTTGCAATATCGTCTTGTGGACCTTTTTGCTGTCCTGCAGTTGGACCTGTTGGTGCTGTAGGAGTTTGAGGTTTATCTAAATTAGCTAATGCTTGTGGCCCGCCTTTAATACCTACTACTTGACTTGTACCAAACAAATTTTTTCTATCAACTGGAACTAGTTCTAATCCAGCAGTTTTTAAAATATCAAAAAACTTTGATTCTTGACCTTTCTTATACCAGTCGAATGGAAACTCTCTGACGCTACCAGGCCCACCTGAATCGCCTTGCATTTGTTCTTGCCATTTAACAATACCGTCCTTAGGATCGATAAAGTTTCCGCCACCATTTGGCTTTAGCATTGTTTTAACTTGTGTAATAGCTCCTGCACGAGCGTCATCGGCTTTAAATTTGTCATACTGTGCTCTAGCATCATCTGCTTCTGCAATAGTATCTAATTTTGTCATCAAATCTCTTAAGTTCATATTATTCCCTAACGATTTTATATTTATTTAATTGAACACTTGGGAACTAGCTTCCCATCTTTGGTTTGCATTCCTGTTTGTACTTGTCCTGTTCGACAAACACTAGTTTTCTTTTTTGGTTTAATTGCTTTTGGTGTAGCTGGTTTGATAGGAGCTAGTACAGCTTCTCCAATTTCCTTAGGTATATTGTGGACTCTACGTCCACCGCCTTTACGGATCTTAGCTAGTTCTTCAATACCATGACGTATTTCTTCGATATTCATGGCCAGTTCAGGGAATTGACGTGAAATGCCTTCCCATACAATTAATTCGTTACTTTGTGCTCGTTCTGCTAAATCTTTTAGTTGTGCGCGAGCTCGCATAATTCTATATTCAATAGATCCAGGATTACTCTTATGTCCGTATATAGTACTGGATGCTGGATTTTCTTTATCAAAATCTAATGGAGCTTCATCGACTACATAATCTTGCATACCAGGACCGACACCGCCTGTGAATCCCATACTATGTCCGGGGATTTCATGTTCTGCAAGTTTTTTTGATGCAGATTCTTTCATTAAAACACGGTCAGCAATAGTTTGACTGTATTGTTTTATTAATTGTTGCTTTTCAGTTTTTTGTTCAGCAAGCTCTTCTTCTACTTTATGAAAATATTTGCTAATAGTAAGTTCGCGTCCTACAGGTCTAGTAGGTTCTTCTTTAGGCTTCTGATAGTGTTGCATGGCCATTTGAACAGGCAAGCTAACTTTATGAGGATTAGCCCCTTCAGTTACAACCTGAAGGAACTTTTTCATGTCATTTGCGCCTTCTACAGGCTTTGTAGACACTCCATCCATCGCCTGTAGAATGCGCTTCATGTCCATTGGATTATCCCAATAAACGTTTTGTTAATGCACGGATTTGATCTACCTCACGGTTTTCAACTAGTGCTGGCTTTTCTGCACGATTCAAGCGACCTGTTAGCTCTTGTAAGCGACTAAAATCTGTAGACTCTTTAACAGCCTCTTTCTTCTTGTCAGCAACAGCTTTCTTCATTGGCTCTTTCTTGTCACCGTCTTTGTCCATGTCTAAGAAATCTGGTTTAGCAGCTTTTGCTTTTTCAGCAATGTAAGCAGTAGTTTCTTTGATGTTCTTCCACATAGCGGCCGCGGCAATTTTCTCACCTTTCTCGCCACCACCGGCTTTTTTAGCTAGTTTGTCAAAACCTTTACCTGGTTTACCAATGTCGCCGCCTGCTTTGGCCTTTTTAACTGTAGCAGACTTTTTAGCCTTGCTTAAACCTGCGCTTGGCTTGGCACTTTCTTTAACTGACTTGCAACTGCATTCTGTTACAGGCATATCGCATTCTTTGCACATCTTGACGGCTTCTTTTAATTTGCCAGCCTTCTTAGCAGCAGCAATGCGGCTACCTAAGTATTCATCTTTACCAGATTCTACTTTACCGTCACCGTCGTAGTCTTTGTCGGCTTTCTTTTCTTTGCCTTCTTCCATCTTCTTACCAAACTTTTCGCCACCTTTCATGCCCCATGTATTGCCTGTGTGCTTAGGTAGTTTGATGTCGTTTGACTTTTCAGCTTTCTTAGTAGCAGAGTCTTTAGCTTTAGCATGACTCTTTGTGCCCTTGCCTGATTTAGCAATTGAATCTAACTCATCACCGCCATCATCATAACTTGATGAAGGACGCTCGTGTTTGATACCTTTGTCAGTCTTAGTAACTATACCGCCTGCAGCTGTTTTAGTCTTATCGCCTGTTTTCTTTAATGCATCAAAATCTTCGTCAACTTCTTCGTCATCTGGGATTCCGTTTTTATTAGCATCTTTAATTTTTTTATCAATAAAGTTATGTAGTTTTTTATGTTTTTCTACTTTAGCTTTTACATGTCCAGGAATTTGACGTTCAACATGTCCTGAACCACCGCAGTGTCCGCATGGGTCCATCAAACTTTCGTCAATTTTTTCTTCTTTAGACTTAATCTTTTCAGCTTGAGTTTTCTTAAGTTCTTTAACTTTAGCCTTAGCTTCCATTAACTTGTTTTTAAGAGCACGTTTTTGACTTTCGCTTAAGGTATCGCTATTATCTAAATGATGAGCATACTCTGTAAACTTCATTTCGTATTCTAGATAATGATACACACTAGCGATATAATCAGCTGCTTTGGTAATCTTAGCTTGTACCCATGCTTCTAATTGATCTTCGTCTTGGATCTGTTCGCCTAGTTTTGTAGCATAAGTGGCTAGTTTGTGTAGGTCAGCTTTGGCCATTGCACCTTCGCGATCTGTGTCGCCGTGCGTTCCAATTACTTCCCCTTCTTGGTTGTCCATGTTCATTTCTGGTTCCATGTTATCTAATTCTGGTGGCATGAGTATACTCCGTTTATCTTTATATATTTAGCGTCTTTTGATGACTTGTGCTTCGTTCTTAGGACCACCAAATAAGCTGGTACCTTTAATATCTAAACCGTTTTTGGCTGTTCCGTTCTTGTTTTTAGGTTGTACAACCTTAGGCTGTGGGGGTGCTTTTGTGCCACTACGCCCTGGACTACCAATATAGCTTTTCTTTCCACGGGCTTTTCCTGGACTTAAATGCGGAGCATCTACGGTTCCGATGTTAGCGGCACTGGTAGCACCTGCTGTAGCCGATTCTCTAATACCAGCACCATTGGCTTTTTGAACAGCTTGGTAAAATGCCTTGGCTTGTTCTTCGGTAGGATTCTTATACATCTGGCTTAGCCAACTATGTGCATCATTCAAATGAGCCACAGCAGGATGTCCTTCACCTGCACGTACTATGCGCTGAGTGATTTGATCTTGTATTTTAGCAATCGATTGTGAATCTTTTCCTATGGTATTTAGAAAACCAGGCAATTTTGCCATAGCCGCACTAGCTATACCTTCATTCTCAATTTCTGAGTTACCAAACGGATGTACTTCAATCCACTTGCCGCCTTGATTTTGTATCCACTTACCGTGATGATATTTGCTCCTAACAATGCCGTGTACTCTTAATGCAGCCTCTTGCCCATCTCTGAATCCTGCGTTACGTGCAGCACGTTCTTCGTGCCCGGCAATCATTCGTTGTTTAAGTCTGCCGTCTTGCGGATCGTATTTGTACCATAAATTAGCTTCATCGCTAGCACCGCCACGCAAATCATTGCCATCGCTATCGTAATAATTTGTTAGGCTGTTACGTCTGTAACTTTCTTCTAATTCATTAATTTTCATTTTTAATTCCTCTGTATCCTGTACCTACAGCACGTTCGCCATTCATAAATTTAGGTAAACTAAACCACAACTTGAACCATTCTTCAGTTCCAGGCTGTATATTTTGTTCACGCATAATCTTTGCTTTCTCTGTACCAGTTATACTGATATTGCTACCGCCGTAAGGTTGTAGGCCTTTAAACTCGTTAATGCCTGCTAACTTCTTAAGTTGTGCTAGTTCATCCATTATTTTAAACTCGCTCTTAACATCCAGCTGTGTTTTTTATGTGCATCTTGACGATCTGCTAAAAAATTACTTAGTCCGTGATCGCCGTGTTCTTCTGCCATAGTAAATGTAATACGAAAGATATTAGCCATACGTTCACTATCTTCTAATAACTCGCTTAACATTCCGTGAAAATCTGGTACAGCATTTTCGTCTTCTACTTTAGATAACATACTAAATTTAGCTAAACTTGCTGGAGTATAAACTTGTAAAGCACGTAATTGTTCAGCAAACGTATCAATGCTTCCGTAAACTTCATCATAAATTCTTTCAAACAATAAATGTTGTTGATAGAATAAAGGTCCTTCTGTATTCCAATGAAAGTTTTGCGCCTTTAATGCAAAGGCATATTCACTAGCAAATGCTGTTTTAAGTGCTAAATGATATTTTTCGTCCATCTTAGATTCCGTATTTGTTCTTTTTAGATTTAGCTATTGGGCTAACTTTGTGTGTATCACTTGGCTCTTCACTTTTCTTCCAAGGTATTACTTCATGATCTTCTGTTGGGATGACTTTTTTAGCATCTTGGAACATCTTATGTTCTATTTCAGTCCAAGGATGTTGCGTCCAATATGGACCCATCCAACTTTCATGCGGAACATTTTTTGGTATATTACCTTTACCGTCCATAGTACCAACTACTATACCCATGCGCATTTGATGGTAACTAGGATAGTAACCTCCAGGATCGCGAACCTTACGAGTACCTTGAGCTGCTACCATGTGATTATCATGATGCTTTCCTGTATGTTCGGTAATAAACTCTTTGGCTCGCATTTTATATTCCGTATTTGTTCTTTTTAGGTTTAGCTATAGGACTAACTTTATTAGTATTTGGCATTTCATTACTTCTATCTGCCAATTTAGTCATTTTACCGGCACCAATATGTTTGCCTGCAGCTTTAACAATTTCTAAATCCTGATCGCTGAACGGTGCAATTAATGGATCTCCGCTAAATGCTCCTCCGGTAGACATAGGCACAGGCATATGGTCGTTTGCATTAGGGTGTGCTCCAGCCATTGCTAGACCAAATCTATATTGTAGATAAGAACTACCATTTGATTTGTTCATACTGATAGATGGAAAACTAACAGCATGGTTTAAACCAGCCAAGTGTTCATCTGCTAAATCATCGCTATCACCTTGACCGGCATACGGTGCATCTGGTGTAGCTGCTGTTATAGTTGCTTTTTCATTTAATTGACGACGGACAAATTCTTGTGCTCTCATTTCTCTAATTACCTTATTAGCATATTTAATCGAAGTAACGTTTTCCGCTACAGCCTTTTCTTTCTTTGCTACTTTAGGCTTTTTACCAAAGGTAGGATCTGCCATGCGTTGTCCAGCTTTTGTCATCATGTCGCGAACTTCATCATCGCTTAGTTCTGGACTCATAGCGTCACGCCATGCTTGGAATTTTTCATCGTCACTGGCATTAGGATCTTTAAGTATATCGCGCATTGGTGTAGCACGTGGTCCTTCTTCTTGGGAATACTTACTATTAGTCTCTTGACGACTAATAACATTTAAACTATTAAAATTAAATGGTACATTACCTGCTTTATCTGGTTTACCGTTATACTGTGTTACATAACTTAAAGCATTTTTTTGATCTGCACCAACAACTACCGTAACATCTGTATAACCATGTTTGTTTAACTGTGTTAGTACACGAGTTAAATCTGGCATTTCTTCTGTAGCGGTATGAAAAATATGTCCATGTTTAGGAAATACTTTTTTATAGATGTGCAATTTTTCTTCTGGAGTAATTGGATCGTCTTTACCTATAGTACGACTAACAACAAAATAAGGATCAGCGCCAGTTTCTTCAGCTTGTGTAATAACAGCGTCAGCTAAGAACATGTGTCCTTTATGACCCATGCCGCGACCCCAACCAACTACAGCAGCTTTTCCTTCGCCGGTGCGATCTAAGTTTTCAAAAAGTTGTCTTAAACGCATTAGTCTTTCCTTGGAGCCCAGTTGGCTTGGTCGATTGTTTTAACAAACTGTCCGGGTATGTCGTTTTTAAACTTACCACCAGGGTGAGCTTGTACATAACCTTCGGGCTTTGTTTGTCGGATTCCACCGTGTGTTCCACTACTTAGTGCTGAAATTACTTTCATTTTTTCATGTGTTAATAATTCAACAGCGGTCAACACAGCATCGAGTCCAGGATGGCTTAAAACTTTTTGTGCTTGTGCGTTACTTAATTTAGATTGAGCCCATTGTGCAAAATGTTGTTTGACACCTGCAACTCGTAAATTTTGATTAAAGAATGTATATAATACATCTCCAGGTTTACTTAGTCCAGGTTGTCCTGCTAAGAAACTATCGATAGCTGATTTATTCTGTTTAATATAATCTTCTGCGTGATCTAAACCAGTAGAATCTACTTGAGGAGCATTTTCTACATAAGTTGTACCTTGCACAATTATATCTGATGTTGATAATTTTTCAGCATTAGGATAACGTGTTTCATCTGCTCCGATATGAGTATAGTATCCAGTGGCAGCAACCATTATTTTTGCCTTAGCAATTTTTTTACCTAATTCGCTAGTTGCAGGAATATGGAAACTTGTTATGTTAGGAGTAAAGTCGTATTCGTGTGTGCTAGGATTTAACACCGCCGGCTTTAATGGACTAAACAATATCCCACCTTCGATATACCCTGTCTTAGGACTAATCTGTTCAAAGTATGGCCAAAGGTCTGACAATCCTCTTGCAAATGCTTTGCGCTGTTCTTCTTGCCCAGGCTGTAAGGTTCCAGTTCCTAAAATAAACATAGCAACATCATCTGGGTCGTTCATCATGGTAGTTACACCACTCTTAGTATGAGTAGTACCACGCTTCATATAGTCCCATGCATTTTTTGGAAACATATGGAACTTACCGTGTTCATCACGACCCCAATAGATAACTGGACTACCATCCCATTTTAATTCTATGCTGCCACCCTTACTGGTCATATGACGTAGTCGTTCAACGGCATGCAATCCGCCTGTACTACCATTCGTGAATACTAAATCTTCGATATGTTGATATTTACGGCCAACAGTTGGAGCAGCGGCTTCGTTTATTGTAGTTGGAGTAACAGCTTGCCAACTTGCACCACTACTTGCTTTGTCAAATATTTCCTTCTTACGTGCTGGATCTGGAATAGCATTTAAAATACTTTCAACACTGCCTAAATCTGATTCCTTGGCATGCGGTCCTAACAATTTTTTAGCAATAACATCTAAGTCATCACTAATCATATTTGATTTCTTACCTTCAGCATCTCTAGCATATAACGCTTCATCTGGCGACCACAACATTCCTTGACTACTTGCTAGCGCATTCATCATCATTTGTTTGTGTACACCTTTGTAAGGACTTCCTGCTGGAATATTGTGTACATGAAATTTATGTACTTTCTCTGCGTTTACAACGGCTTTAATATCTACTTGATAGAATTTATCTTCATATGGTAAACGAATATGTACAGTAACACCTGTACGTTTAGTCATTAAACCTTGACCTTGTAAGTATTTTTCTAACTCAATACGTGCTGTCTTAGGATCTTTAATTTTAAAATGATTCATAAGATGACTCATATCAGTCATAACATCTAAATCACCGCTCATTTTTCCAGGTGTTGGAGTTGCAGCACTTCCGATAAGATATACTTTAAGACTAAGACTGTTTAGGTACTTGTCAGTTTCGTGAGCTAAATTGGCAGCAATGGCTTGATCGAAATGATCTGTGTCAGGCCAAATATTACCGCCTTCGTTAATGATTTTTTTATTATGAAGGCTAACGAATAATTCTCTTAATAGCATTGTTAGTCCTTGTACTTGCCGTCGCTTAAATGTTCTTTAAATTCCTCGTGAAGTTTTTCACAGATTTCATTACATAATTCTTTGTCTAATTCGTCTGGTAGTTCGCGTATAGGAAATTTTTTAACGTATAATTTGTAACTGCTTTCAACAGCTGGCCCGAATATACTTTTCTTTGTAGGTTGTTTGGATTTAGCTCTATCAATACAAAATGATAGGCTTGGATACAAATGACGGCGGTACACATCGTCATCGTTGTGCATGAAATGCATCAGATCTTCAGCTAGATCGAAATTGATCTCGCGTTTTTCACCTTTATTGACAACAAAATCGCTATCTTTAAAATGATGCCCTTCTAATAAGTCTTGTATGCGCATTTTTAAGCCCGTAACGTAATATCAGCAGATAACTCTGCGGTTAGAGTATTTATCGCTTTTGACAGGCTTTAGTTTTTAACTATACGCTCTATCTTTGCTATGGAACCACCTAAGTGCATTTTAGCTAATAGAAGATTGTTATCGCCTGTAATGTAGAAATGTGTCCCACCCCAACTACGAGGTTTTCCTAGATCTCTAATACAGCTTTTAGTTAGTTTGCATTTTTTACTAGAGTTTGCCCAGTCTATAAATGCTGGGTTAGGCTGGTTAGTTTTGCCCAGTGTAATACGATAATCAAAGTTCATTTTAGGCATGATTATAGTATCTGCACTAAGATTTGTGTTAGCTGGCTCAGAAATATACTTTACTTTAGTTTCATCTAGCTTAGAGAGTTTAGTTATATCTTTTTTAGCATTGGTATAGATTGAAATCCATGGAGACTCAACACGTAATTCAAAATCTTTCATTTGATTTAACACAGTTGCTAGACTAAAAGCATAGTCTAAATCTTCTCGTGTTTTAATAAACGTATTGCGATACGGTATATTTTTTTGATTTGACTGTAGATCTATTTTTTGTAATTCTGCAAACGCTTCGCTTATATTACCTGAGCGAAACCAATGCGAACCGGCACATACCAGCACTATTTTGTACTGGTATATGCCTTTAAAGAGACGTCTAGTTGTCTTGTACAGCATTTTCTTCTACAATTTCAATGCCAGTATTTGGTGGATCTATTGCCAACAGCGGAATTTTAACTTCTTTAGGAGTTGCTACTATTACTAGTTGATCACCCTCTAATGTAATACTTGCGCCACCGCCATTCTTCAATGCACCGAACAACATCATCTTAGCAAGATTGCGTTTGATTTCTTTATCGATAACACGCTGTAATGGTCGAGCACCCATTTTAGGATCAAATCCTTTGGTAATTAACCATTCAGTTGCTTCTTTATTGATTTTAATCTTAACACCTTTGTCTTTAACTTGTGCTTTGAGTTCATCGATAAATTTATTAACAACTTTAACCATAGATTCTTTGTTCAGCTTGTTAAACGTCATAATGCCATCTAAACGATTACGGAACTCTGGAGTAAAGAACTTCTTCAAATCTTTATCACTGTATTCTTTTTCTTGTGTGCCAAAGCCAATAGTGTTCTTTTCAGCATCTTGAGCACCAGCATTTGTAGTAAGAATAAGAATTAAGTTACGACAATCTGCACGTTTACCATTTGAACCAGTAATAAAACCATTGTCCATCATTTGCAACAAGACAGTTGTTACATCTGGATGCGATTTTTCAACTTCGTCAAACAATAATACAGCATTTGGATTCTCTTGAATCTGTGTAATCAACAAACCTGCGTTTTCTTCAAAGCCAACGTAACCTGGAGGGCTACCAATCAACTTACTGATACTATGCTTCTCTTGATATTCACTCATATCAAAACGTAGCAACTTAACACCCAAGTGCTTGGCCAGTGACTTAGCTGTTTCAGTCTTACCGCAACCAGTTGGCCCCATGAATACAAACGATCCAATAGGCTTATTCTCAGATTTAAGACCTGCTTGAGCAACCATGATCTTGTCCACAACTTCTGTAACTGCAAGATCTTGTCCAAAAACTTCTGCTTGTAAGTTATCCTGTAGAGTAGCAAGGTTGCTAGATTCAGTTTCCATAATCTTTTCTTCTGGCATTTGAATCATCTTAGCAAGTTCGTATTGTACTTCACGCTCGCCGATGATTCTTTCATCTGCAAGTTTCAAGTTAAAACGACTGCAAGCAACGTCGATCAAATCAATTGCTTTATCCGGCAATTTCTTATCTGTTTGATACTTAATTGACAACTTAATAGCAGCATCAATAGCATCATCACGGATTTTAACATTGTGGAATGTTTCGTAATATTTCTTAATACCTTTAAGAATTTGCTTAGTAACTTCCATAGTTGGCTCGTCAACAGTAATGCGTTGGAATCGACGCATCAACGCACGATCCTTTTCAAAGTGTTTACGATATTCTTCCCATGTAGTACTGGCCACAACTTTAATGTTGCCTTTGCTTAGAGCAGGTTTCATCATGTTAGCTAGGTCGTTAGCTGAGTTGCTAGCAGATCCTGCGCCAGAGATCATATGTGCCTCGTCAATGAACAAAACAGTCTTGCCTTTCTTTTGTAGAGCTTTGATAACTAGTTTAAAACGTTCTTCAAAGTCACCACGATATTTACTGCCAGCAAGCATAGCACTAATATCTAAACTGTATACCTTATATTCTTTTAGGAAATCAGGAATAGCACCATTAACAATATTGTAGGCTAGACCTTCTGCTATGGCTGTCTTACCGACACCTGGATCTCCTACAAGGATTACGTTGTTTTTACTACGACGACCTAATGCTAGTGCAATGTTTTCTAATTCGTCAATACGTCCAATAACTGGATCAATTTTCTTCTTAGTAACTTCGTCATTTAAGTTAGTAGTGAATGCCTTGAGCGCCTTGTCACTTTGACCATCGGCAGGTCCTTCTTCTTCGATTTCAATATTATTATTGATATAATCATTAAACTTATCTTTATCGATACCGTTTTTATTAATGTAATAAAACGCCCAACTACGTTTTTCTCCAAACATGCTCAAGAAAACATCTGTTGGTTCTATTTGTTGACGTCCATTGAATAGGACTTGTGTGAACGCACGGTTAAGAACACGTTCGACTGATTGTGTTTTTTTAGGTTTAACAACTACATCAGGTATTGTAAACTCACTGCATTTGTTCTGCAAATAATCGGTTAAATCTTGTTTAAGAGCGTCTGTATTACTTCCAAAGCCTGTCAAGGCGGCAGAAAAACTTTCGTCGGCTAACATAGCAAACATCAAGTGCTCGATTGTTAAATATTCGTGATGCAATTTTTTAGCGGTTTCGATTGCCCTTTCAAAAACTGCTTGTAGGTTATCACTTGGTTCGACCATTACTTTTTCCTCTTTTTAATAGTTTCTTTTTTGCCATTGCTAACTTTAACGGGCTAACTTTTTCAACAAAACAGACTCCATTTAAATGATCCAATTCATGTTGGAAACATCTAGAATCTATTCCATTTAAATCTATTATACACTTTTTTCCCGCCCTGTCAAAGTATTCGGCGGTAATCAAATTGTATCTTTTTACTGGTAAAAATAAATCAGGAAAGCTCAAACAACCTTCTTCCCCGTTTACAAAATCTGGTGTGTTTGAAACAATTTGCGGATTGAACATGCAGAACGGAACTTGATCCTTAAGAAGAATTGCAAATACTCTTTTAAGTAGTCCAACTTGATTAGCAGCCAAGCCAATGCCGTTACTTTCAATCATAAGCTGAACCATGTCTATTTCTAGCTGTCGAGCATCTTCAAAATCTTTATCGGTTTCGAAAATCCAAGGTTGGGCACAAGTTTTTAATATTTGATCAGTACTTTTGACTAATTGCATTATTGAGTTTACCTAGTTCAGCTACTAAAAGTGGATCCGTTACAGCAGGAGTTTTAATGTTTACTACACTAACAAATCGTCCCTTCTGCCCATTATTTACATTCGGAAATCCATTTCCGTGACTAGCATACTCTACTCCTGTTTCAACTCCTGCTCTAATTTCAAGAGTTAAACTTTGACCACCTAATGTCTTAACAGTTTTCTTAGTTCCAATCATAGCTTCGATAGGTGTAATATCAACTTTTGTAAACACATCATCTCCACGTCTTTCGTAGTTTGGATCTGGATTTACAATAATAGTAACATTTAAATTTCCACGTGGAGCATTAGGAACACTATCGTCGCCTAGACCGTTATAACGGATAGTATCTCCGTTTTGTATACCAGCCGGCACGTTAATAACAACATTTTGATTACGTCCACTTGGTAGTCTGTAATTTGCTTCTAACTGCTTACCGGTATAACTATCGATAAAACTTACTTGACATTGTATGTTTAAATCTCTATTACGTCTAGCTTGTTGACGCATGTGACCAAAAATGTCACCAAATGGACTACCTTGTCCAAACCCTTGACCAAACATATGACCAAATGGATCAAAACCTCCAGGGCCTGTATTAAAATGGAACTGTTGTCCGCCGCCGTACATACGTTGTTGATCATATTCAGCTTTCTTTTGCGGATCACTTAGATTTTCATAAGCAACACTGATATCTTTGAATTTGGCTTGATCCCCACCCTTGTCTGGATGATGTTTATTAGCCAAGCTTCGGTATGCTCGTTTAATTTCTTCTGGGCTAGCACCTTCGCTAACACCTAATGTTTGGTAATAATCAGTCATAGTCGTAAAAACAGGCTCCGTTAATATAGTAATTATACTACATTAGCCGAAGCCTGTCAAGAGTTTGGCTTGTCGTTAACCGTTAGCTTGAACTGTAAAATCACCGTAAAGTACTCGTACACTGATTCCGCCCGCTGTACTGGACTCTGCTGTCCAAGTAACTTCAAAAGCCGCATGAGTGGATAGATCTACAAATACCATTTGAGCATAGTCGCCACTGTTAGTTAATGCCGCAGTCAAGTCGGTACCGTAGCTGTGTCCATTATCCCAAGTTTTAGTACTTCTGCTTACAGTGGCTACACCGTTTACATACGATGTCACCGTCCATGCTGTGGTCACACCACTTGGATTAAAGCTCTGTGGATTGTAGCAAATAATTTCGCCTTTACTATTACTCTGCCATTGAAAAGTCCAGTTATAAGCAAGATCACCGGTATAATGATTACTTGACGTTATGTAGGCGTTGTCATGACCATGATCAGTACCAAACATACTAGCACTCTTTAAATCAACTAAAGGTTTACCACCCTCTGTTACTCCATCACCTATACGTAAGGTAGTAGTTGTAGGATCAAAGAAAATACTGCCCAGTTCGCCCACATAAGCGGCAGCATCTGAGTTAATGTCCTTGTAGTGTAGTTTACGAGTATTTGCCATAATAATTATTTCTTCTTTTTAGGTGCTACTGTATCTGGTTTAGTACCAGCTATTTCAGTACCTTCTGCTTTCTTGTGATGTTTAACTTCTTTCTTTGCAGGTGCTTTGGCAGGTGCTTTGGCTTTTTCTGTAGCCATTGCTGAACTAGCAAAAACTGCTACAATTAAAAGTGCTAATAATTTTTTCATTTTATTTCCTTATAGTGCTGGTTGGTCAAATGATGGAACAACTTTTTTACCAGATGATGTTAACGCTGGCGTAGTTGCGGGTGTTGCTCCTGACCCGCTGTTAAAACCCGATCCAAAACCTCCTGCTGACCCTGTGGGTGTTGTTGCTGGAGGTGTGCTTCCAAAGCCGCCTGTAGATGGAGTTGATGAACCAAAGCCACCGGATGATGCTCCGAATCCTCCTGACGCAGGTGCGCCAAATGCTGGAGCCCCGCCAAATGATGAGTTGTTTCCACCGCCAAATCCTCCTGTTGATCCGCCAAATCCACCACCCATATTACCACCACTACCAAAACCGCCAGCTACATTGCCTGACATATTTTGATTGTTAGTAATTGTTTGGCTTGTAGAAGTTGGATTGGCTGCTGTACCTGCTAATTTTTCTTGTGTACGACCAAATGCGCTAATACCTAATACCGCACCCATAGCAATATGAAACAGACCAGCACCTTGAAGTGTCAGTGGATTCCATTGTGTAATAGGTACAT